GCTATGACACCAGACACCTGGGTTAGTTGCCTTAAAGTCTACATCATCAATCTTTACCATTGTGTTGTAGTTCCAAAGTTTCGTGTAAGGCAATGGAACACGAATTTGTGGAATAAAGTTGTCATATTCGCAAAGAGGCCCTTCTTGGAAGTCTTTGCAAGCATCCAACGGAATATCAAGAGTACAAAGTTTACCTGCTACTAGGAATGCTTGAATCAATTTCTCCCACGATTCCCAATCGTCGTTCTTTACAGGATCATATGAATGATTAGCACCAAAGAAAATATGCTCACACTGTTCTTGATCGTAATGTTTTTGAATCAAGTGCGGTTCTTGTAATCCCGTTACAAACAATGTCTTTAAGCCAAACGCAGGAGTCTTTTCAACTTCTACACCTGTGAAGAAGATAACGTTGTCTGCTTCGCCTGTTTCGTAATCACGTTTCATTTTTAACTGTCCTAGTTAGTCTTTCGATTTCGTCTTTAATAGCAAGTTTCTGTTTCTTCATTTTATCCAACAACGGATCTGCAATATAGTTACTATAACAAAGATCAATTTCTTTGTCAAGTTGTTTATGTTGTTTTAATAAAATTTCAATACGTTCGTTCAAACTCATATTATTATCCTTCGAGTTGTTCTAGTTTACTCTCTTCTTCTTCGCTAAAACTACCATCCTCGTGAGTAGTATCTTCTACAACATTATCCTCTACGTCAAACAGACTGTCAAAATATGTATTTGCATTTACGGTCTTTTTACCGATAGCACCTCTAGTACCTGGGATAGCCATCCAAAACTTACTGTAGTCTTCGATGATTTGATTGGCTTTATCTCTGTCATCAGTTGCGAATATTGTGTCCACAACATCTCTGAAAAATAACCTGTCAAATTGCTCTTGCACAAGCATTGCAGGAACTGCTCCTGTGTCGTATTGTCTATTTGCTTCTTGAACTGCATTAATGTGGCTCCACACGTTATGACCCATTTGGATCGCATAAGAAAAACTATCCCACGATGTTTTTCCTTCTTTGCCTATTTTATTTAGGTCACCAGGTGCATACTTACAAATATCTTTAGCCTGCAAGTTTTGTGTAAGTGGCGAATCTTTAAAACTTTTATATTTGCCTTCACGCACAAATGCTTGACTAAATGGTGTTGTATCAGTTGCTAGTGCTTTACTGTCGATGCTAGGTACCATTCGGTAAACCCATTTAGTTCGATCTTTCGTTTCGAGTTCACAATAGATTTGTCCATTCGCGGTTGCAAGGAAAGGACTAGCACAGTCAAAAGTAATTGTAAAGTTTTCATTATGATATTTCCTTACTGCTCTCTGAATGTCGGTTAATAAAGTTGCCCATTCTAGTTTTGACGTTCCTAGAAAGTGCATAAAGTCATGAATGCCTTTTTCAAGAAGACCATCAAAACGTAGTGCTACAATACGTTTAAGAACCAAATGCACATCGCACATGTTCTGTCCACCCATTGACCAGCCATTAAAGTGTGTATCAGGATACTTTGCTGGATCACAATAGTCTTTCATTTGCTGATACCAATCTTCTGCATCAGCATGATTTTCACCTTGTAAAACATTTAGAAACTTACAGTTACCATTGCGATTGGCCATAAAGTAATCGTTGTTAATGCGTGTTGCGGCAACGGCTTCTTCGTATGTGCTAATACCGGTTGCTTTTGCACCTGCAGGAGATCGTGCAACCCACGCTGGAATATCAAGAATCATTCCATAGTCCATGTAAGCATCCATCCACGCAAGAACTTGTTCACGTTTCTTTTGTGCTTTAGGGCAATTAGGATTCTTCCAATCGCCTTCCCATACACCTTTACCAATCTGGAACCCGCCTGAGTCACCAAGTAACCACGAATTGTTTCTATCTCTGTTTCTGATCATGTCTTCTTTAGGAGCATCCTTGTTTACATCAAGTTCTGCGTGTCCAGCGGAATACAAACTCCATTGATAGTTAAACAGACCGTCTTTCTTGTTAAACCAATTAAGACTTTCCATTTCGTTGTTAGGAAAAGGAATACGGCTTTTGTCTACATACTCCTCTCTGCGTTGCTTACCGACAAACGTAGCATAGAAGCCACTAATAGCAGGCAGAAAGATTGCGTAGTCTTTTTGTTCTTTAGTTAAGTCCGTATTCAATTCTTCTCTCCTTACTTAGTTTGTGCAGGAAGAATATAATTGTATTCTGCTAAACCACTGTCAACTGTAAGTTGCATTGCACCTTGATCGGAAATGTTCATAGTAATCTTACCATCTAAGTTTAAGATTGCTTGTACTTGTGCTACAGGCCAACTCCAAGAGTGTTTAAGTGTTCCAGTAACGTCAGTTGCAAAAACAAATGATCCTGCGTGTGAACTAGCATCACCAAAACTAAACACTAAGTTATTATCAGTAGTACTTACAGTAAATGTAGGTTCTTCTGCGTGTGCCGCACTCATTAATTTCATACGTTGAATTGCCGCCATTGTGGGCTCAACATCAACATCCCATGATGCACCTTTGAACTTAACAGTCTTTAACTTTTCTTCAATGATCTGTTTATTCATAAAGCGATAGTCGTTTTCAAAATCGCCTGCTGTATTTTCAAAGTGAATGTGTGTAGGAACAACTTCGCCATTGCGATCTGCTTGTACAACATCAATTTTTGCATCTGCTTTGTATTCAGGATTTTTTAAGTGTAGTGCTAACTTTTCTAAGTTAGGCATACCAAACGTACCTGTAAACTCGCTGATTGGATTTTTAGTTTGTGAACTTAAAATAACACTACGGTCTTCCGCCATGGATTCGATAGTTGTATCTGCTTCACTTGTTACCTTCACAATGTTAAGAAATCCTAACGAGTGTGTGTGGGCAACGATGTCTTGTAAAATGTCTTTCATAATTGATCTCCTATAGTTACATTATATTTAGAAAAACGGCCTTTGTCAAGTGCTTTCTCTTGGACAAGATAATCTATTACTCCAATTTCCGGGCTCCATCCTAGATCGAACAATTCTTTTGGATTGGCAACATTATCAGTCAACTCATAGGCTGTGCCTTGACGCATTGGAACATCAATACCAACTGCATCAATTAGTGCCTTTAAATGCACAGCCTTACCTGTGCCTACATCAATTACTCCAGTCGTAGACGAATCTAACAACAGTGTAATTGCTCTACACACGTCAGCAACGTGTATAAAATCTCTTGTGTGGTTGTTTATATATTCTACTTCGTTACGAAGTAGTTTGGGTATAAACATTTCGGGTCTTTTGTCCCCGCCGTATACAGTTCTAAATCTTAGTCCTAAACTATCTTTTGGCGCAATATGTTCAAGTATAAATTTAGTCATTGCATAAGGATTGCGCGATGGGTCTATTGCTGTACTACTACTTGCATATACAATGCGTGTATTTGGAAAAGCCTTTACAAGCCTTTCGAAAGCAAGAACGTTGTTATACCAATATTCATCTGGATTTTTCAAACTTTGTCTTACTCCGCTTTTACCTGCAAGATGTACAATAACATCTACATCGTGATTTAACTCACAGGTATTTAGGTCTTGGCCTAACTCAAGGTCGCAAAACTGTAACGTATGACGCCCAGCCCAAAACTTCTTAAGAGTCGAACCAATTAAACCTTCGCTACCTGTAAGTAAAATTTTCATATTAACGTACTACTAACGGTTTTGAACTTGAAGTGTCGTGGTAGTCACCTGACTTATAATAATCACGCACTGCTGTTTCTTTTATCATCATATCGTCTTTCATACGATAGGTAATAATCTCACGCCGGATTACGTCAGTTGTGTCTGCATTAAATGCATCTTTAAAAGGTCCTTCGGTCATTTTTTAACTCCAAAATGTTTATATGATTGTTGTACGCACTTTGCTTGGTAATAACAATCTGCAAGAGCATTATGTAGGCTCTCTTGAATTGCTTTACGTGGATCACTAGGCATCATAGCAAACAGTGTTCTACTGTCTCTAATTTGCCAGTAGTTCCATGGCGCAGGCTTTTGTGCTTCTTTGTATAAATGCTGTAAGATAACAAAGTCAAACGTAGGACCTTGACACCAAATGTAGTCTAATCCTACACACCATTTATTAAGTTGACGTAACATTTCTGGTACAGTAACACGATCATCATGATCACCAAATGCTTCGTCTTGAATTGCTTGATCTTGTTTACCCCACCAAGCAAGGGTATTCTCGTCAATTGAACGATTAAAGTTTTCTGTTTGATCTTCAATGTCGCCTCGCAGGTATAATCCGCTATGCGGTTCGTTATCACTAAAAGGGTCAAACTTAATAGCACCTAATGTCATAACAACACTATCAGGCTCTACGCCTAGTGTTTCTAAATCAATCATACCGTGAGTAGCCATTTAATCTCCGAAGTCAAACAAAGTGTTAAATGTATTGTTTTGTTTAGTACTTTCTAAATCATACTTCAATACACCAATTAAGTTATCTAATTTGTTATCAATAATAGTACCTTCCATAGCATCACTGTCAAACGGCAAATCTTTAAACCATTGCGGCAAATGCATCTCATCCACAGGATACGCAACACTAGTATAGCCCATTGGATTCTGTTTTAGTTTACAAACAATGACTTTCATACCATCTACAATTTCTTGCGAGTACTTGTCACTGTTCATACGCTTGAGTGTGTTCCAGTTAATGCTTGCTCGAACGTGTCCGGGCATGTTTGCTTTGCCTTGCTTTTGCTCTAGTCGCTGATAGTGACCAATCTTGTTTGCACGTTTAGGCGAACCTTTCTCCCAACCTGGACGAGATTTAAATTCACTTCTAAACTCAGCAATCATATCAAGGATAGTTTCTTCATCTCCTTCTTGCAATACTTTAATAAGGATCTCACTAAGGAAGTCTTGCATAAACACTGGAGTGTCACTGCGTTTAAGATCCAAGCCCATTGCTTTTACTTTGCCCGGCTTTCCATCTACATCCATACGCTGACCTTCATTGTCATAAATCAGTGCCGCATAACGCTTCTTAGTAATAAACAATCCTGACTCAGCAACAATTTCACGCCCTGCCGCAATAACATCTGCTCTGCTATTCGGACAATGGAATGTGTCACTCATAAACTTTGGAAATGACTTGTTTGCTGATTCGCATACTTGGTCATACAGTGAAATAACATTGTCCTTACTCCAAGGAATAGTACCGTTATTAATTTCTGCACGTAATATAGGGTATGCACTAAAGTATACAGAGTCAGTATCACCGTAAATAACACTCTTACCTACATGATTGTACTCACCTGTAATAACTTTGTTTACTTCTGCACTCATGTGCTTAACAATCTGACGACCAGTAAGCGTAGTTGATTGTCCAATACGACCGTCAAAGAATCTACAACCTGGATTAAGAATAGCACCATACAAACTGTTCAAGTTAATCTTCTTAACCAACTGTCGCTTGTCCCAAAACGCAATCTCTGTCTTGTTACCTGCGGCAATTGCTTTACGCATTTTACCTTGTAGTTCTTTACGTTCGCTGTACCAACGCTTTAGTAGTCCAGGAATAACACCTTCAAACTCTGTTGTAAAGATTGTACCATTAGCACTAAGCATCCAAGGCTGATTGCTATCGTAAATTACTTTGTAGATCTGTGCGCCACTCATTACATCTGATTGACCATTTTCCCAATCAACTGTAATACTTACATCTCGACGCTGATCCATAACTGCCTCAAACTCGTCAGTACCAAACTTACCTTCCCATGCCGCCGCAAAAGACTTTTTCTTTAGTCCCATTTGCTCACCAACATATTTGTTTGTTAGTTCTGGACGAAGTTGTCCTACAACAGTTGCCGGATCCATATTTAATGCACGAATCACTGACGGATACAGTGAGTTCAAATCCATTGAACCAATCCACTTATGTACACCTACTTTAGGATATGCTACGTAAGCACCTGCGGCTGGTTCTGAGCCTGGTTCACGTCGGATTCTATTTGGAACCTGCATACCTCTATGATGTGCTTCGTTAATAATTGCTTGCTCTGTAACAGCAACAGCACCCATAGTGGTCTGTAGCAAAACAGTATTTGCATGAGCAAGTTCATTGGATAAGTCAATAAACTTTAGTTTTTGGTCCAACTTGTCCAGTAGTGCAACGTCTTGTCTGTTGTACTCGATGAACGTTTTGAAGTCATTGTTATAAAGTTGATCGAGCGTACCTTCGTACACAGTTTTGTTTTCGCCAACTTCAAGTTCGCCAATGGCATCCAGTCGATAAGTGTGTCTTTCTTCATACGTGTATTTACGATATAATTCCAAAGAATCTAAATGCACTCTGCCTATTAGGTCATAGGTTTCCGCTTGTTTCCCAAACTTTTCATACTCACGTTTTTTTGGAAACTGATTGAAAAGACAAAAACGTCTTGTATCTTCTTTACTTAGGACTCGTTGTACACGATTAACAGTATATGGAATATCATAACCTTCACTGTTCCAACCTGTCAAAATGTCAGCATCTTGAATTAGATCAAGGAATGTATCAAGCATCTTACCTTCGTCTTCAAACAAGATAACTTGGTCTCCCCATTCTTTACATTCTTCCTGTGCTTGTTCCATTGTAAGTGTCTTAGGAGGAAGTGCTAATGTAACAAGTGCATCAAGCCACTGTAGATGTACAGTAATAGCAGTAATGGGCATAAATGGATCACTAGGATCAGCAAAGCCACGCTCTGGATCAAAGTCTGTCTCAATATCGAAAAAGCAAATGTTTAGATTGGGTGCATCATGATTGAGATAGTTTTCACTCAAGCATTGGAAGATTGGATTAATATCGCTTTCAAACAAGTCTTTGTTTTTATTAATTGCTTGTTCTTTACGAAAGTCTTTTGTGTTCTTACACACAATGCGATTCAACGGATCGCCAAAGATGCTTTTGTATTTGCCTCTTGGGTCTTTATAGTAAAATGTATATTTTACTGGGTATTCTGAATATGTCCGCTTACCTTCTTTTCGCTCTACACAGCGAATTAGATCAGCATTACGGTCAAAAAATGCGTCTACGTAACTCAAATTGTTCTCCTTCGTATGCCAATTTTAGGCTGGCAAATACCAAATCGTTTCTAGCCGAAAATGCTATCTTGTAAAAGACCAGCAATGTATATAATTGTAAGTCCTGCGTTTAAAACAATCAATGACTTCTCTTTCCAAAGCACTCCAATGAGTACCCAAATACCGTTTGCAACAGTAAATGCATAACTATAGTAAGGGTACATATTAAACGCCGCCATAACCGCGGCAATTAAAAGTACGGTTGTTCCTAACCAAGCCAAAGGTTGGTAGGGTTTAGTTTGAGTCTTTAATTCCTTTAAAGTATTCTTTGTCATTTTGTGCCTTATCATCTATCCATATATCGTAATGGGGTTTACCAACTCGTAAACTGTGATATTTAACTCCCCATTCTTTAAATTGCCTAATTGTAAACTGTTCCCAGTCTTTGCCTGAATTTGCGCCCCTTGCTGTCCAGTAATGTATTTCATCACCACTGTCGTATAAGTTATTAAAATACTCAATACGTTTAACATCAGGTTTACTATTTTCATAATCACTGTTAACAGTATAACAGATTGTGCCGTCGATGTCAACCATATATTTCATCATGTTGCCCTCTTATTTTTCGAAAGTTTCGATTGTCAGGATACTCATTATAGTACCCTTTGGTCAATAACTTATTACTTGCTTCTTTTGTTTCATCAAACTTTTGTATTACAAAGAACCTAATAGTCGGATCATTTAAGTCATTTTCGTAATCCATATAATTGTATTCGATAAACAACAAATTACGGTCTAAAAAGTATTGTGTCCTACATAATCCAAATAGTTCTTTACCTTCGTGCTGATCTTCAACGTCATGAAGAACAACTAGAACAGCATGTTTGTCTTTTGGAAATTCAAACATTGCTTTCATTACATCTAAATATTGATCAGTATGTATTCTAGGAACATCGCTATTTGCCCAAGGACATCTTCCTTTTGCTAGATCATCTAAGTGCTTATCTAACCAAATATTGATTCTACCAATATCCAACTGCTACTCCAAATCCAAATACATTAACTACGGCAAAGTATGACGTGAGCAGTAATACCCATGCCGCGCCGCGCCTGTAACTTGCATATGCTTGTGTTACACTACCTACAAAGAAACCCGGGTATACATATACCATATTAGGATCGTTTGCTGTTAATGCAAGCGTCATACTTGCCGTAACAGTGAAAACAAAACTAACAAGTTCAAAGTAAAATGCTACACTGTCACTGTAATACGAGTCTTTCCAAAAGTTAATGGTACGTTGCATTTATTTGTCTTTGCCAACTGTAACAACAAGTGTTTCAAGATCGTCAAATTCATCAGCAACTTTGTGCCAATCTGCTTTGTGTGCAACTTTGATTGCTTTGTTAATTAAACTTGTTTTGATATCAAGTTCTTGTGATACTGCTTTTACGGTTTCTCTGAGACCTTCTTGTAGATCTTCAATTTCCCGTAAAACAGTTGCGCCTTCGTTAACCAAACGTTCTAGTTTTGCTTTTTCGTCGGCACCATAAGTTCTGCTAGACATATATTACTCCTGTTATGTTAGTATTGTTATATTATATAGTCGGACGGAGTAAAAGTCAAGTGGTATAGTGAGTCAAAAAAATAGCACCCGTAGGTGCTATTTGAAATATTCTTTAGTAATTGGAATTACATTTTTACACAGTTGTCTACTGTCTTGCCACCTTTTTTCTTGGTGCCCATGCGCTTGTAGCCTTTCCAGCATACTTTGCCGTCAACGCCTTTTTGCTTTTCTTCTGGGAGTGTAGTGTAACTTGGGTTGCCGCACTCTGAACATAAACCTTTTGATTCTGCAAGTTTGTTTGCTAATTTATTTGCAAACGATTCTTTGTACTTGTCTTTTTTTGCTTTAGAAGCATGTACTGCTTTACGCTGTGCATCGTTCTTGTACTTGCCTTCGTCTACGTTAGTTGCATTACAATTACAATGTTTGCAATCTGGTGAACATTTGCAATCTTCTCTTTTAACATCTGCGCCACAGCATTTGTCTGAACAATGAGTATCACGGGCTTCTTCGTTAGTTTTCTTTTTCTTCTTACTGCCTCTTTCATGTACATACTGTTCGTCTGTTTGCTTTGACTTTTTATCTTTAATAGCCTTTTTCATAGGCTCTTTCTTGTCACCATCTTTGTCAACATCGAGGAAGTCTGGCTTTGCTTTCTTTGCTTCTTGGACTTCGTCAAACTTTTGTTCGTAGTCCATGTGGTGATAAACACTGCCCATATAGTCTGCGGCTTTAGTAATTTTAGATTGCACCCAACCTTCAAGTCCTTCGCGTTCTTCAACACCTTTAAGCATATCATGCATCTTAATAGCATACTTTGCAATCTTATATAACTCTGCACGAGCCATCTGTACTTCGTGATCGCTTTCTGCTTTATACGCCAAGTCTGCTAAATCTTCTTTTAAATGTTTTTCTCTCATAATGATTACCTTTTAATTGTTTTCCCGCCCATTAAGCCGTTATCAATATCTAACGCATTCTTGGCTGTGCCGTCTTTATTTTTCTTTTGTGGCGCCTTAGGCAACCCTTTCGAGTCTTTGCCTCTTTGTCCGTACGCCATGCTCGGGTTTGCAACAGATGCAATGTTACCTGATGAAGTTGCTCCGGCTGTTGCCGTTTCTGTTGTAATACCAGCAAGTGCTTTCATTTCGTTAGCAAAATCTGATGCTTGAGTTTGCTGTGTGTTTGATGCTCCAGCCACTAATTTTGCTAATTGCATAATACTGTCTGCTTCGTCTACTGGCTTGTCTTTTTCTAATGATGCTTTACGCTTCATCAGTTCTTTTTTAAGTTCTGGATCTTTTGATGTCTCCGGATCTTTTTGAATATCCTGCAATGCTTTTTGTTTAGCATTATAATCATCCTCGTCTCTTGTTGGTGTATAGTTAGATGATTCTGGAGCCGGTTGATTTGCTCCGCCTTGTTCTGCCTGCTTAACAAGTGCTAAAAACTTTTGTTTTAGTTGTTGATTACCTAGAATAGTACTTAATTGCTTTGCAAATGGAGCAATTTGTTTAGAAAGTTCTCCAGTCATTGCGCCACCTGCTGAAAGTTTATCTAATCCTTTTTGCATCATTGCGCCTGATCCGCCTTTAGCACCCATCGCAGTCGCCGCTTGTTTTGCACCCATACTTGTCTTCTGAGCCGCTTGTTTTGCATCTGCGTCCGCTGGTTGAGCACCTCCTGCCGCTGGTTGAGCACCTGCTAAAGGATTTTCGGTTACTGTTGTTGATTCTGTAAGTTCTCTAAGTTTCATACTACTATTTACCTTTTTTCCTGTGTCTACGAGGAGTATTTTCCCATATCAAAACTTGTTTCAGGATCTAGTTGTTTTTTGGAATATTGCTTCCAATAGTCATTACGTTCATTAGTAGTTGCTTTACGTTCTTCGTGTTCTTTATACTTTTTAACGTAATGTTCTATATCCATTATTTCTTCTTCTTACCTGACTTCATATTAGCACACCAGTGATACATTTTAGCCTTCTCACCGCTTGCGTTCTTAGCACGTTTACGTAGTGCTGTAACTGATCCATTGCAACTAGCACCTGACTTCTTTACTCTACCTGGACGGCTTTTGCCTTTTTTCTTACCGTCAGCAAAGTTTTCAGTAATCTCAAATATCAGCATTATTTAATCCCAACAAGATATCTAGACTCATTTCCAGAATCTTCATCGTAATGTGCATCTTTATACCCAGCCGCATCTTGTACATCGTAACCAATGCGCTTTAGTTGCTTCATAAGATATTTCATTTCTTTTTGACCTGCATATGGAGCAATTACAATGTCCGGTTCGTCATAGTTAGCACCCTTTGGAACTTTTTTTAAGTTTGCTAAGTTTGTGCCTACTTTATAATGATCGTATGCTGTGTCTGATTTTGTAAGGAATGTATTTTTAGGATTAGGTATTGCATCACCTTCTGATATACGATTTTGTATTTTTGAAATTGCTTCTACCACATCCTCTGCAGAAATAGTATAACTCTTAGCACCTCGAGGTGCAACTTCTTTTCCTACGATTAACTTTAACCATTTAGAAAGTTGTTCAACATCATCAGTTTTATTAATTTTATCTGAAATCATATCAATAATAAAAGAACGTAATTTAGAATGATTTAATACTAAATCACCTTCTTTAACTGCACCCGATTTAAAAGCATCTGGATTGCCTTTAGCAGCCATTGCTCTACGTTTTGCTACTTTGTCTTTTACGCTAAGTTCTTCTGGTGGACGCTTCTTTTTTATTGTTGCACGTTTTGGAGTTCGTGTAGTAAAGCCTAATATTTCTGCAATTTCTTCATTGCGCTCAGGACTTATATAATCGGCTAATTGCGTAGCAGTTCTTTCAAACTTATGATCTTTATGCTTAAAACCAACGCCGCCGGATGCTTCCCATTTAGAAACATTTTGGCCAAAGTCATCGATTAAAATGTTTGGAGTACCGTCTGCTTGTGTTGCATATTTTTGTTTGTCTGCTGTAATGATAACGTTTTTAGGTGGAAACGCTTTTAAGTATTTTGAAATCCATTCACGTTTGTGAGGTTCTGCTTTAGGATCTCCTGCCAACGGAGCAGATAAAATATTATATTCGCCTTTAATTTTTTTAATAATAGACAACAACTTACCGGCATTCTTAGTAGGCTTCAGTGATAACCAAAAGTCGTCTTTATCTCTAATTTTCTGTAGTGCTTGATCAACATTTTTAATTTGCTTCCAATCACTAACACCCATCATCTTAGTCCATTCACCAAAGAAGTCAACAAGAACACCGTCCATGTCTACATAAATTTCACTTGCTGATGCTAATTCTTTAGACTCGTTGACGCTTTCGGACATGCCTAAGTTAAACAGCACATTTGTTTTAGAGCCTTTAACTTTTTTGCTTAGTGTGGGCGGACGTCCATCTTTGTCTACTTTGTTGCCAAACTTTGCGGCTTGGGTTTTAATTTCATCAGTACTTACATCAGGAGTTGTGTTAACACCTTTTACAATGCGTCCACCATTTTCAGCCATTTGATGATAATGTTTAAATGATCTAGGAACCGGAACTTTTTTATTAATATCTTTTACATCATTAAATTTCATCGTTCATCCTTTGAATGGCGCTCACCAGTTAAGTGAGGCTTTGCAAACCATAGTTTGAACCAATCCGGGTCACCAGGTCTAAGACCTTTTTCTTTTTCGATACGTCTTTTTTCAGTTCCGGTAATAGATAAATTTTCTTCAACTGCTTGAAGACCTTTAAATGCGTATTCACCGACACCTGCTAATCTTTTTAGAGTATCTAAATCGTGATCCATTATGCTTTCCCTGGCATTGTGTCCATGAGTTCTTGCTCTAACCCACGTAATTCTTTTTCATCTGCTTTAAACTTCTCAAGTGCAGATTTAAAGTCCTCTTCGTTATCAGTATCTTTAATAGCATTATACAACTTTATACCACCGTAAATTGCTACTGCTACTGGTATTGCATGTAATCCGTATTTTAATAATGCTTTTGCAATTGGATTATCTAAGTACGGCTCAACAAAGTCAATTGCATCTTGTATCCAGCCAATAGTTTTCCAACTTCCAATAAGGAATGCTGTAGCCCATTTGTTGTTCCAAAAGAACTTACCGATTTTAAATGCATGTTTACCATATTTCAAAGCATTAATAGCAGGACCGACCCACTCATCAATATTTTCTTCTGTACTGCTGAGCCTGCTTTTTAGCGTGTCAAACATTTTTTGTGCATAAGGCTGTGCAGGCTTTGTAACGCCTTCTTGGAAAGATTTAAAGTCGTCGTCAATTACAAATTGTCTTAGTTTACTAGCACTCATTCCCGAAGCATCATCAGCATCTGGATTGCGCTTTAGACGTTGAAAATTGATTGAATTAAATTTAAACATACCGTGTGTTGAATCAACACCGTTGTATTTTTCTAATAATTTTCCTAGTTTGTCTTCACCTTCAAAAAATGTTACATCAGTATAACCTCTTTTGTAAAGTTCAACAGCGGCAAACATAATATTTTTAGCAAGTTCGATGTTAATATCTGGAAAACTTTTCTTTGCCCATTCTAGTTTTTCGTTTGCTTGAAGCGGATCACTTGGTAATTTTGCAATCCGGTCAGTTAAAAACAAAATCGAATCGCCAGGTCCTTGTTTAAGTGCTTCAACAAGGAGACCGTGTCCTTTAGTTGCTGGATTAAGTCTGCCTAATGCAAAACTAACTTCTTTTCCTGGTGCTTCAAATATTTGTCTTAAACGCATTAGTACTCGCCTTCCTTAAACGACTCTACTTCACTGTCATATATTTTTTGAGCAAGTGTTTTGCGTTCATCTGGTGTGCATAATTCGTTTGCTTCGTATGGCAAGTCAAACGTTTTAATATATCTATTAACACCTTTGTCAATCATTGGTAGAATAAAACTAAATCCTTTGTTAGCATCGCCTTTGTTATAACAGTCCTGACACTTAGTCATTGTAGGATAATACTCTTTTCTATAAAACATAGTATCATCCTTCATAAAACATTGAAGATCGTCTTCAACATTAAAGTTAGGTCTGTTGTCAGCATTGTTACTATCTATTATATCATCAAATTTCATATTTGTCTACCATTTTCTACATGACCAATAGCGTGCCTTATGACGCGGTCCTGGGTTATCACAGTTATGTCTTGCTCTAAACGACTTTCTACGTTTAGGATTGGACTTTTTAATTTTATGTTCTTTAGAGCCAAAGTTAACTTTGACTACGTTGCCCTTTGGATTCTTAACGTACACTTTAAACTTTTTAGTATCACCTTGCATAGGCTTGCCTAGTTTAACTTTACGTCCTTGATATTCTGCTTCGTCTACAATATCGTCATCGTTGTAGTACATGTCACCAAACCATTCGTGAATATCGTCATCATCGTCAATAGTTTGCTCAGTGATGCCTGATAGGTCTTTAATACGATCGATTTCACTTTCACCTTTGCTTGCAAACTTTTTAAGTGCTTTAACCGCATCACCGAATGTACAGTCATCATCTACTCCGCATCTTGGCCAAACAGTTTCGTCACCATATACTAGATCTGCATCGTCAAAATAAACAGGCGCATCATCTGAAAGGTCCGCCGCTTTTCTCAACGCTCTTGTTACATCCGGTTGATATGCGTATTTCATTATACTTGGCATTGATTGATCAGGATCATAACGAACAGGTTTTCTTACTGTTGGTTTAGGTGAAGATCCAAATCCGTCTGATTCTGCTAGATAATCTTTAAACGTTTTTCTCATGGTAGTACTAACCTTTATATCTTGTTATAAAGTATTTATCACAAAATGGTTATACAGAGATTTCGATATCGAATTTATCAAACCCTAAATCAAACAACCTATTTGCAACAGATTCGGCAACTTCATCCGATTCTTGTTCGCTTAGTTTCTTGTGGGTTTCTACAACAAGGACGGTTTCGCCCTTGTCTGATTCGTAAATTTCGTAATGGGTTTCTGACTCAAGCAATGCAGTGGAAGAACTGTTAATTACATTCTCAGCAACAATAGCATCTACATCTTCTTCTGTTTTTGACCATACAACTGTAATAGAATGCATAATTTCTCCTAGTGGTTAAGCAAAATGCTGTTAATAGTTCCATCAGTATATTCAATTACTGCTCTTACCCAAACAAAGTTGCCAGTAAAGTTTGCATATTTACTTGCAGTTTCTTGTGCCGCAGTATAAGAATGTACTTCAAACCAATCAGCATCAGTTGGTGTTACTGCCAACGATGCTTGAATAGTTATTGTTCCAGTTAACCCGTCAAAGTTATATTGTACAGTGTGTACACCGTCTGCACGACCGTAGTAGCCGTCTCCTTTAAACTTTTCGCCCGTAATTGTTTCTACGGTACTGTCTCCTGGATGAGTATTTGCTGATAAAATTATTTCACTATTGCTTGGCATACAACTATTTATCTGATCTATGCCATTACTGGTTCTGTGACTGTATCAGTATTAAGAATAATTTTCTTATCCTTTACGTCAATACTCAAATGCCCACCATCTTTAAGATCTCCAAACAGCATAACTTTACTTAGGTCACGTTTGATTTCTTTATCAATTACACGTTGTAGCGGCCTTGCACCCATTTTGCGGTCAAATCCTGTTTCAACTAGATAATCAATAGCATCGTCAGTAATTTCTACAGTAACATTTTGTTCTTTAAGCATGTCTTTAAGTTCTACAAGGAACTTACCAACAATTTTAATCATAGTATTCTTTTCAAGATTACCAAATGTTACAACCCCGTCAAGTCTATTGCGGAACTCTGGTGCAAAGAACTTTTTAAGTTCAGTGTCTTCATAATCCTCTGACCATTCGTCCTCAAACCCAATTGTATTTTTCTCTGCTTCACTAGCACCTAAGTTAGTAGTAAGAATTAATACACAGTTCTTACCGTCGGCTTCTTTGCCATTTGATCCTGTAATTTTACCGTTGTCCATAAGTTGCAATAGGATCTGTGAAACATCTGGATGTGCTTTTTCAATCTCATCAAGTAGCAGTACACAATTAGGATGTTCCTGTAACTTTGTAATTAGCAATCCAGCATTGTCTTCGAAGCCTACATATCCTGGAGGCGAACCAATTAGTTTAGCAACACTATGCTTCTCTTGATATTCGCTCATATCAAAACGCACAAGTTTTACACCTAGTTGACTACTTAATTGTTTTGCTGTTTCAGTTTTACCAACACCTGTTGGACCCATAAACACAAAACTACCTACTGGCTTGTTATCAGGCTTAAGACCTGCTTGCGCAACAAGGATTTTATCAACAATGTCATCGATTGCTTTGTCTTGACCAAATACAACTTTCTTTAGATTGCCTTCAAGGCTTGCAAGGTTGCTAGTTTCTTTTTGTTGCACTTGTTCAGGCGGAAGATTAACAACTTTAGCAATTTCAAATTGTACCTCTTCTTTGTCTACAATTTTATCACCTTCAACGTCTTTTAGATTAAAACGAGAACACGCAAGATCTAATAGGTCAATGGCCTTATCTGGTAGTTTCTTATCTGCTTGATACTTGACACTAAGTTTAATTGCTGTATCAATAGCATCGTCAGTAATAGTAGTGTTGTGGAATTCCTCGTAGTACTTTTTAATACCGGTTAGGATTTCTTTTGATACTTCTGCACTTGGCTCGTCAACTGTAACACGCTGGAATCGACGCATTAATGCACGATCCTTTTCAAAGTACTTGCGATATTCTTCCCAAGTAGTTGATGCTACAACTTTAATGTTGCCTTTGGTAAGAGCAGGTTTAAGCATGTTAGCAAGATCGTTTGAGTTACCACTGCCACCTGCGCCAGCACCATTCATCATATGTGCTTCGTCAATAAACATAATGGTTTTGCCTTGCTTTTTAATACCAGCCATGACAAGTTTGAAACGTTCTTCAAAGTCACCTCGATATTTTGAACCTGCAAGCATAGCACTAATATCTAGATTATATACTTTATATTCTTTTAAAAACTCTGGAACTTTACCATTTACAATATTCCATGCAAGTCCTTCTGCAATAGCAGTTTTACCTACGCCTGGATCACCTACTAGTAGGCAATTGTTTTTAGCACGTCGACCTAATGCAAGAGCAATCGTTTCTAATTCTTCGCTACGACCAATTACAGGATCAACATTATTTTTTTGTACTTCTGAATTAAGATCAGTTGTATATTCACGTAATGCTTTTTGTCCTAACGAACGCATTTCTTCATCTTCAAATGCATCTTCAACTTCGTTGCTTAGATATTCAGCAAATGATTCTTTAGTAATACCTGCTTTTTGGATATGATAGTATGACCAAGATTTCTTTTCGCTTAGAATGCTTAGAAATACATCAGTTACTTCAATATGCTGACGGCCGTTAAACAATACTTGTGTAAACGCTCTGTTTAGTACACGCTCAACTGTTGCAGTTTTTTTAGGTTTAAACTTTTTACCTTCAGTTTCGACCGGCATAGTAATATCGTCTAGATCATTTTTAAGATAGTTTTCGATATTCTTTTTAATGAATTCTGGATCTGCACCTGTGCCAGTAACCAAACTTGCAAACTTGTCTGAACACAACATTGCATACAACACATGTTCAAGTGTAACATATTCGTGGTTTAGTTTTCGAGCATCATTAACTGATTTATCAAAAACTGCTTGTAGTTCGTCGCTTGGTTCAACCATTTGTTAAAATTTCCTTATATTTTTTTAATAACTTCTGTTGCTTTTTCTTTGCCATATCAAGTTTAAGTTTACTTACTCTGTCAGTGTAATTAATTCCTAATAAGTGATCAAACTCGTGTTGAAAGATTCTAGCATTCCAGCCTATAAACTCTATTGTACACTCTTTAGCACTACTGTCAAGAAACTTTGCCACCAAAGCCTTAGCACGAGTTACTTTAAAGAATAGTCCGGGATAACTTAAACAGCCTTCTTCTCCTACTACCTGCTCGTCTACTACTGCTTCAACGACAGGATTAATGATTGCGAAAGGTTCATCGTAACCTTCTAGTCCATCTGGCTCCATTACAAAAATTCTAGCATTAAGTCCTACTTGATTAGCACTTAATCCGACACCGTTTTGTTTTTGCATGATTTCAATCATGTCTTTTTCAATTTGTTTAGCATCCATACTGTCAAAGTTAAATGCATCAACTTCTTTGTCTAACCATTCGCTTGGGTGATATACTAGTTTCATTTAATTTTCCTAATTTGTTCAAGTTTGTCTTGGGTAAGATCCTTTGGAATCTCGCCTTGTATTTTTAAGTAAATATTGCCTGAACGTCCAGTATTGTAATCTGGTAAACCTTTTCCATTTATACTCATTACAGTTCCTGGCTGGGTGCCTTGTGGTATGTTTATACTTATTGCTCGGCCGCTGGGGATATTTAAAGTTGTGGCTGTTCCTAGCATTAAATCGAATACATTAATTTTAACTTCGGCATGTAAGTTAAATCCATCAACTGAATAAATTGGATGTCGTAGTATGCGAATTCTAACATTCAAGTTTCCCTTTGGTAACCCAGGAATACTATCATCACCTAGCCCCTGGTAACGGATAGTGTCGCCGTGTCTGGAACCTTTTGGAATGTCAATGTTTACAGTTTGTTCTCTGCCTGACCTTGTTCTAAATGTTGCAATAACACCTTTACCGTTATATACTTCTTCAAGAGTAATGTCACATTGAATAGTTACGTCTGCATTTTGCATACGTTGCCTTCTTTGGTTTTGTTGAAATCCTTGCCCAAAAAACGAACCAAAGATATCTTCCATATTTTGGGGATTAAATCCTTGATGAAATCCTTGCTGTTGGTGATGTTGTTGAGGATCAGCCGTTCCGTACTGATCGTACATGGCTTTCTTTTGGGGATCTTTTAGCGTAGTATACGCTTCGTTAATCTGCTTAAACTTTTCTTCATCACCGCCACGGTCGGGGTGATGTTGCATACTTTGTGTTTTGTATGCTTTTTTTAGATCTTTTTCTGTAGCATTTTTTGAAACGCCTAATATAGAATAGTAGTCCATACAATTACTTATCGCATGGACTACTGTATGTTATAAGGTGTGGTTACTTTTTATTTTTGTCAGTGTAAGCATTGCCGCCGATAAAGGCCATTACAATCGCCGCTACTGATACAAAGTATGTTGCCGCCATGTCGCCTAGGATTTTACCTGCGCCATCTAGTCCGATCAATAGTGCTATAACTACTGCGAATGGATATAGTAGCATACCAAACAATGCAAACCATGCCATGTTGCGCATTGCATCTCTACGTGCGTCTGCGTCTTCAAATGCTTTGCGCTTGAATTCTAATTCCATTGCGGCTTCTTCGGCACTGATATGTCCGTCACCGTTTGCATCTAATTTCTTAGCCGCTTCGGCATCCATTGTTACTGTTTTATTTTCTTCGGTCATTACTTCTTACCCTCCAGTTTAGTAATACGATCTTCTAACTCGTCAATCTTTTTAGTTACGTGGGGGTATTTTTTACGCCATGCATCTTTAGGTTGCTCTAACCAGGTCCATCCATAACGTTCTACAAGGAAATCAATTGCACGATCTACTTTAGCATAGAACCAAAGTCCTGCTCTTGTTGTACTCATATATGTTATAAAAATAGTACCAGCAATTGATCCTGCTATTGCCGTGTATATCCAAAGGCGATCGCTCGCCATTCTTTCAATCATTTCCCACATAATACCCTCTTCTTATATAGGTATTTATCAGAAATTACAGGCAACTACACCTTTAGTTGTTATTTGATCAATATCTTTTGGAATGCCTTTGAGGTCAACACCGGGCTCTACGGTACATTTAGATTGTAATGTACAACTACTGAGAGTCAGCAGTACTAGTATCAGGCTTAACTGCTTCTTCATAGTATACAATAACTTGCTTTTGTTGTTGGATATAGCGTCTTAGTTCAGCAAAGTTAAGCGAAAGGTTTTCATAATCTTTTACACTAATAGCAATATATGCATCGGCGCCGTTTTTGGCTTGAAAGTCTGCTTTAAACTCTTCAAAGTTTTCTTCAGTGACCACATAGATTTTAACATCATTCAGTTGAACGGGTTTTGGTTGTGCAACAATAGGTACAGTAGTTTTTACTGTATTAGTTACTGTTACTATCTGTGGTTCCGGAGTCAATAGACTGCACCCCTGAAGGAACAGTAGTGATAGACTCAAGATCATCCCATAACTTATCAGTCGCATTTTGCATCCTTTTTTCAATCAACCCTGGCTTCTTATTTGCTAAGTGGGTTAAATTGTGTTTTTGTAGAGTAGCACGGAGTTCATCTCCATACTGCTCTGCTTTTTGTAAATCTGCACTAAGAGTAACATTTAGTTCGCCCAATCTTACTGTCTCTGCTCTTTCAAGTTGTAGTGATTGCTCACTAGTTTGAACAGCAATTTCCATTTTTGCTACATTTGCTCTTGCAGTTTCTAAATCACTTTGTAATTTCTTAACATACAAAACACCCATTCCTGCTGTAGAAATTACAACAAGTATCATAGCAATTTTGATTGAACTAAACACTGTTATTACTCAGCCATTTCGATGGCTTTTTCCTTAGTAGCAGTGGTTCTGTTTGTCCACCCTTTACCAAACGTCTTAAATGTAGCAAGAGTTTCGTAGTAATCTTGTCTAATTTTTGAGTACTCGTTAATGGCTGTAGAAATGCCATTAGCGTCAACGTACCCTTGTGTTTTAGCAATTGTGTTTGGACCAATCCAACCGTCAACTTTAGAGCCAACCATCATTTGTAAAAATTTAGTTGCTCTGTGTCTGCCAGCATTTACACACATATCAAATACACAAAGATCTAAACCCTTGGCAATATCGTCTGCTAAGATAGCATTCCAATAATTTTTTTTGTAGATTGGTGTAACATCAGTTTCAGTTAAATTTTGAATCTTTTCTTTTGTTACTACTTTACCCATCCAGTCCTCATATGTCTGTCGAGTAATACCCATATTAGTTGCACCGCCTGGGTCCTGAGGATGGTCTACGTAACCACCTTCATGATGTAAAATTACTTTTAAGCAGTTTTTAAAATTGTCTTTTGCCATTAAATTATCCTCTTTTCACAATTAATGAATAACCGTTATTTTCCAGCACTAGTTTTTTACCATACTTAGTAATATTGTAATCGCCTAAGTATTTTGTAAGATAGATAACTTCTGCGAAACCGTTAATGTCTAGTGCTTCATTGATATTTATGTCTTTGGTTTGTCCAAAGTCCATCACTTTGAAGTGCAACGGATCCATAAACGTGTTTTTTATTTTTAGAGTGTGTTCATCTAACATAACTATTTCTTCTGCATAACTGTTATTAAAGAAGTTTTTATAGTTATCCATATTACTTTCGTTCACTCTAATCTCATAAGCATCGTGGTCTGTTGGAACCATTTCTGCTATATTACTTTCAGAAGCATCTTGGCTTCTAAAACCTTTGTAGTAGCGAAACTTCATATCTTCAAGCCCGCTTATTTGTTTGATACCATCTAACATTTCACTAATATTAGACGGAGCATCTTTGCTTCTTTCGATTTCTACAAATACTTTATACATGCCATCACTTTGTTCGCCATTAGTTTTATCAGCATCTAATACAAAAGGATAACCTTTTTCAATAAAGTTTTCTAAGTCTGTTGCACTTGCTTCGTTCTTAGTAGAAAAACTAATAACAACGACATCCTTGTCATCGCCCATTTTAGATTTAAAAGAATCGATTTCAAAAATCTTATCAACAAGATCTTGTAAGTCGTTTTTTCTTAAACCCATTATACTGCTCCTTCAACTGGTGCTTCTGGTTCTACTGCCATATCTGCTTGTGCTTCTGGTGCAGGAGTTTGTTCAACGCCTGGCTCGTTTGCTAAATCTAGCATTTCGTTATATCCGCCGTAGATGTCGATAATAAGTTTCTTAGGCATCATAATTTCAACTACCCAAATAGGTTCACGATCAAGTTTACCTTTTTTAGTTCCAGGTCTAATATCTCCTGGCTTTTTAATTTTACGAGGTTTTAGAATATGATCTTTTTTGTACGTTACTTTACAGTCGTAATCTAATAGTCTTTTGCCACCCATTGGGTCTGGCATTTTATCTCTTGGCCACATAAATGAGCAAATTACCCAATGGCGTTTAATTGCTGGACCAGCCGCTAATTCGCCGTCCTCCCAATTATCATAAACATATAAGTCTAATTCGTCAAGCACTCTCTCAAAGTCTTTTAAGACCGTAAAAGCAATATCGCTTTCGTAAATGTTTTGAATATTTTGTATTACTTCTAGTACGTCTTTCATCTTAAATTCCAATCTATTGTATACTTATTTATCAGTACTGCATCTATATGTGTGTAGTTTTGTCTTGTCTCAAAAGACTAAATATTTTTGTAGGGAGCAGAACATATGGTCACTATATATGTTTTGTAGTGCTCTACTATTTTATCCATAAAGGAGGACTGCATGGGTGCAAAAAGGAAGTCTCAAAAGAGACAAGACTACAATAAAAGCAACAATATTGTAGAAATTAATAATTTTCTTCAAGCAAAGAAAAAAGAAGTCAAAATACTCCCCAGAAATATTAATCAAGAAACATACGTGTTAAATTTGTTAGACCCAAGGAAAGACATAGTCTTTGGCATCGGGCCGGCAGGAACGGGCAAAACCATGTTGGCCGTGCAGGTAGCGGTTAAGCATTTTAAGGAAGGCAAAGTAGACAAAATTATTGTGACCAGACCTGCTGTTTCGGCAGACGAGGATTTAGGATTCTTACCAGGAACGCTAGAACAAAAAATGGCGCCTTGGACAAGACCTATTTTTGATGTGTTACGTGAGTATTTTTCAGCAAATGATATCGAAGGTATGATTGCAGAAGGTGTGATTGAAATTGCTCCTCTTGCATACATGCGTGGTCGAACGTTTAAACGTTCTTACATCATTGCTGACGAGATGCAAAACGCAACACAAAATCAAATGAAGATGTTGTTGACTCGTTTAGGCGAGGAATCGTATATGTGTGTAACAGGCGACCTTGCCCAAGCAGACAGATTAAAGGACAACGGACTTATTGATTTTTGTCGCCAACTAGACCGCCATGGTCGAGCAGACAGACTAAGTGTAGTAGAATTTGAGAGAGGTGATATCGAAAGACACGAGGCTGTTAAAGAAGTACTAGAAATTTACGGCGAGGCAGGTTAGTCCCCTGGCAAATTAGTATCATAAGCGTCAACAGTATATAACTTTTTCGCTTTAACCCACTTGATCCAGCCTGTGTAACTCATCTTATGCAGGCTGGAGATTGCCCACTGACGCTTCATTGCTGTTTCATCCATTTCCATTGTTTTTGCGATCATGTGTTCGCGCTTAAATGGAATCACTTGCACAATGGGTTCACCCATTTTAATTACAGTTGGCTTAATTTCTTTAAGCATAATATTAATAGGACTCTGCGGAGCACCTAAATCGTGGTCCATCACTCCGGGTACTGCTTCCCAATTTTTCCCTTCATGATAATACATAGGCAAATACATAGTACTATACCCGGGTTTATTCCATGTGAACCAAGGATTGTCTAGTTTAACTGCACCTTTAACTTTAAATACTTGATTCATAAATCCTTGAAGTTGATCGTCATGGTGGTATGCATCATTATACATAGGATCACTGTATCTTGTTTCAATATGCATGCCATCGGGTGTTGGAAGAATTTCAATATCGCACCATGCAGGAATAACATATCCCATGCTCATATAATCTGTAATACCAGGACATGCTCTAATAGTTTTTTTGTGATCAATATTATGTTGTCCCTTTTCAAATAGCGGATCAACCTTTAAAAACTTCTCTGGAAAAAACTTACTTGCAGGCTCAATCGGAGCATATTTGCGAACACCCCAATTCTGAGTAGCAAAGTTAATTACTGGGGCTTTTTTGCTAAACAACTTTTTAATAAATTTCATCATGTTTAATAACCTTTACACTAGACTTATTTAAAAAGTTTACACCCGAGTTGTCTCGATAACTGGATTTATAATATACTGTACTAATGCCTGATTGTAATATTAGTTTAGCACAATCAATACACGGGGCGTGAGTACACAGTAATGTGGCATTTTTGCCACTTTCGTGTGAACTTGCTAGTTTTGCAATAGCGTTCGATTCTGCATGAAGTACTTCTGGTTTAGTTTTACCTTCATGTTCGCAAACATTATCCCAACCTGCTGGCATACCATTGTAGCCAATAGAGATAATTCTATCATCCTTTACAACAATAGCACCTACTTGTAGTCGTGTTGCTGAACTTAGTTGTGCAAAGCGTTCTGCAACGTCCATGTATGCATCAATAAATTTAGGTCTCATCTTTTTATCTGTTCCATTAAGTATTCGTTCTTAGTCCATATGTATGTCCAACTACGTCCTTTGATAGGTGGCTTACCTAAGTTGTCATAGTATGTATGTTGGACATAATATTTCTTTAGCCATATACGCTTGTGTGATCCACTGCGTATAGGCCACCAAGCAAACTTTTCTTCAACTGAACGCTGTGGATCTGCTTGCCAGTTTGCGCCCATCATATAAATTACAACTGCTCAGCCAACGGAAAGATTTCTGCAATAACTTTTGCACAAGCATGAGCAATTTCCATATGCTCTTTTTGTGTACCATTAGCACCACGCAACTCGATATAGTGTACCCAACTACGAAGTGTACCGTTCATGTATACTCTAGTTTTTGTGTTGCCTTCTGGAAGAACTACACGGGCTTGTTCTTTAGCAATACCGTTTTCAATTGCCCAGTTGTATGCATCACGGGATGTATTAATCACAGCCTTCTGTTTCCTAATCCACTCTTCTTGCAGATCATTATCGTTAGTTTCAACAGAGTTTTGACGATTCTTTTCATCTTGTAATCGTGCTTCGCGAATAACAAATTGATCACCCATTGATGACGGGTCAGCATATCGTTGCGAAAATTCTTGGAATGCAAAACTTCGATGACGCACAATCTGATGTGCAATATCACGAGTAGTATCAATTTCTAAACAAGCACTTGCCATTTCAAGTGGTGACCAGTGTGCATGTTTAATCAAATACTTGATTAGTTTTTCACTAGTTTCTTTATTCATTTGATTAGCAGGGTTGCTAACTCTTGCACAAAATGCAATTAGTTCTTGTACATCTCCAATACCATCATCCATAAACTCTTTTGATGGTTGTGAATAACTTACTAGTTTTACGTTCATTTTAATTCTCCTGGTTTCTTTACTATGACGCTTATATTTCCTGATATTGCAACACGGTCATGTGTACAATATTGATTTGGTACTGAATGGCTTACATTTCCGGGAAAAATCACCATTAGTCCGCTACGTGGGTTAACTTCGTAGTTTGCTTTAGTAAATCGAAGAGGCGCACATTCTTCACAAGCATTTACATAATAACAAAAACTAAATGTAGAAGGCCAATGAGCATGTTCTTGTGTATGATGTCCTTGCCCACCTTTGTATACCATTCCCCAACAATCGATAATATCAAACCGTAACATTTCTGCTCCGCGTTGATTAAGTCCTTCGACACTATTAATTATTTGCATAATTGCAAAATCGCAAATTTTCTTAAAGTCTGGATCATGTTGCATATGGAAATCAGTCATGTCTGCTTTCACATTGCTTGCATGTTTAATTACGTCACCTATGTTACGTATCTTATTTTCAAGAATAGGATTTAATACATCTCCTCTACCGTATGTTACCTGTGTAATATCACAAGGTTCACACGAAGTCCCGTTATGCACATGAAAGTAATCCATTAACCGGTCCTTAAAATTACATGCCAGCCAAACTCAGTTTTAATTGGCGGTCCGATGGTGTCTTTTTGCATAAGGCTAACAGCATGTGCAAACTCGTATTCCATTTCTCCCGGAAAGTCAAACCAGCCTACATCTCCACCTCTTGCGGCAGTAACTCTACAAGCACTAAATTCTTTAGCGGCTTGTTCAAATGATAATAGACCTTCTGCAATATCCATAATCACATTATGTGCTTCTTGCTGTGCGGCAGGTTCTGGTCTCTGATTAGTTGTTGCTGTTGATCCTGCATGAGACAGCAAGATGTGACTTGCTCTAAGTTTTTGAATCTTCATTATCACTCCCTGGGTTCTCATTAAAGAACCTTTCAAATTTATTAGGTTCGAGAATCATCTCATCGGCGTTTGGAAGCGGATCTTTTTTCACTGTAATGTTAGGCCATTTTGCAGACAAGTCTTCGTTAATGTGATACCATTTATTTGCGCCATCAACATTGTCAGTAATAATTGCATCTGCTGGACATTCTGGTTCGCACACACCGCAGTCAATACACTCGTTAGGGTTAATGACTAGCATATTTTCACCTTCATAAAAACAATCAACTGGACAAACTTCTACACAATCTGTGAACTTACATTTGATACAGTTATCGTTTACTAAGTATGCCATTTATAATCGTCCCAGGCGAATCATAGTCGCCGCTAAGTTAATCTCAGGATCAGAAACCAATGTATGATCTACTAACCCTTGCTTAATAATTAGCACTGCATTGTCTTGATTTTCATCATTTCCGAATAGTTCTATGTTATCATACATCCACTTGTAAATATCTTCAATCTCATCTGGACGAACTTGACTACAAACTAGTTTACGTGCTTGATTAATTTTACCTGCTTTAAACAGTTCAACCATCTCAATCTTGTAGTCTGCTTCGCCTGTGTCACCTTCTTTAGGAGCAACGAGCGCACCATCAATACAGTTCATTTGCACTGTGTTAATACATTTACGCAAGTCCGGGTACGTTGCTTTTACGTATGTGTCGAGAGTGTCCAAATCTGGAGTGACACCTTCTGTGATGAGAATCTCAGCGACCCTAGCAGTAAATTCTGTTTGATCAATCTTGGCAATATGGAAACCTTGGCACCTGCTATGCAAAGCCGGAATAATCCTGTTAGGATAGTTACAAGTAAGAATGAACCTAGAAGTAGTATGGTATTCTTCCATAACTCCACGCAATGCGGCTTGCGCATTAGGTGACAAATAGTCAGCCTCGTCAAGTAGTACAACTTTAAAATCTCCAAATGGTATCATCTGTACAAAGTTTACAATCTTATCACGAACATCGTCTACTGAGTTCGTTCTAGATGCGTTAATTTCTAAAATGTCTAAATCATTAATTTCTAATTCATTAAACAATAATTTTGCAAGTGTTGTCTTACCAATACCTGCGTTACCACTAAACAGCAAATGCGGAATAGTTTTTTCTTTGATCCAAGTGTTTACTTGTCCTCGTTGTGCGTCATCACGAAATACATAACCATTTACTGTGTTAGGCCTATACTTCTCTACCCAAAGTTCTTTCATGCCTGCTCTATCCTCTTTCTTAGTCCACTTGTACTAAATGAATGTTGTCTTTTATTATAGTATAATTCAATGCCTTTGTCAACACATAATTGTTTGCCGGTAAAGTCTACTTCTCTGTATTCTTCGCCTATAAATCGCATGTCAACTTTGTATGTCAACAGTACATCGAGCAAATCTTGTTCTGTAGCATACGGAATAATCTGGTCGATATACTTACAGCCTTCGAGTTGTACATAACGTTCGAATACACTTTGTACAGGTTTATTCTTTTCAGGTCGATCAATTGTAGGATCTGTTTGTAATCCTACCATTAAGTAATCACAGTTGCTTCTTGCTTCTTTAAGCATAGCAACATGCCCACTGTGAAATAAGTCGAAAGATGAGAATGTAATACCTATTTTATTCATTTGTTTCTATACATACTGCTTGTGTGTTAATTGGGAAATAACCACTAAAAGACCCCAGTTCAATTAACAGTTGATCTCTTGCTAAAAAGCATTCTCGCATACTTTCGTATTCATACCATGCTTCAACTACAGGTTCTTTATAACCTGAGTTAGCATTTAGAATCATGTTAATGAAGACTAGCGTCCACATAGTGTACTCCTTACATTTTATACATTAGTATTATACTATAAAACGGGCACTATGTCAAGTATTATTTTGCTCGAAATCTTTCATAGGCTTTCCAGCCTTCCCAAGCCGCGACAAGGAGAATGCCTGAAATGATGTTGCCGCCGAATAGTGTTATCAGTAGCAATGTAGATAATACATGTGAAAACACATATATGGCTACAAAGTCATACCATTCAAACCCTTCAAACAACATCAATAAACGGCGCTAGTTCAGGCGCCTTCCAGCCCTCGGGTTTTAATACTTTTCCGTCTTCACGCTTAATTACTTTGCCTGTGGTTGGATCAATCTTAGCAAAGTTTGTATCCATTACTTCTTTCCAGGCACCTTCTCCGTCAAAGCCGCCTGCTCGAATAGCACCCATAGTAACAACTAGAATATCTACTAGTGCATCAAGTTGTTCTACACGATCGTTTGCAATAATTGCTTCTTTTAGTTCTTCGTATTCTTCTGTAATTAAATCAAGATACATTGCGTAGTTTTCTGTGCTAGGTGCTTGGTCACACGCTGTTGCAAACGTGTCGATGTCTTTAAATGGGTTTGTCATTATTACCTCTTAGTTAACAAAATCTTCTGGACGGTGCGAGTCGGTTGAACCAGCACCACTAAAACTTCCAAAGTGAATATCTTCTGGTGGTTCAGATTGCCATCCCAGAATACTTTCTGCTTCTACTGTACGCAATGTTTCAACATCACCTGAACCTGTATCGAGATCATAGCCCCGTGTCCAGCGTCCGTGTTCTACTAAAATGTAATCTCCAATTTCATATGGATCGTTATTTGACGGACCTTTAGAAACTACTTTCCCCCAACGAGGTTTAATGCCACGGTCTTTGCCGTCATCGCTAGTTAAAATAATTCCACCTTTAGTAGTCTGTTCACCAAAATCCATACCCGATACAATTACTCGATTATGAATAGGACGTACAGAAGCCGCTTTTACTCTAGTACGTAACTTAGGTCCGCCTGCGGCAATTTCACTTGCATCTGCCATTTATTTTCCTTTTTTTACAAAGTCGCCATTGTCGTCTTCTTCCCATTCGACATCTGGCTCAGCAATTGGTTCTTCCCAATCATCAGTAACATCTTTACCTGCTTCGTCTAGTACAGGTTTCTTAACCGGTGCTTCGTCTTCAACCGTTGCTGGATGATCTCTATAATATTCTGATAGAACATCTTCGCGTTTTTTGATAATCTTACCGCCTGGGCCTAATTCGTCACCACGTGCATTTACACGAGCATTTCCTACAGCCGGAGTAAGTTCGTTTTTTTGACGTAGTAAGTCCATATCAACTTGTTTGCCTTGCATTGATTTATAAACCTTACGTCCAGTTTGTTTTACTGCCATAACATTTCTCCTATTATATACTTACTTATCTCAGGAACTCTCTCCAATCCAGGTCATACTGGATTGAATTAACCTTGTGTACGCCTATCAAATACAGCACATAACTTGCTACACTTGAACCACGTCCTACACCCCATACAATCCCATTCTCACGCATAAAGTCTACAAGATAGATCATATACTGTAGTAAAGACATCATACCTCTGCCTTCAAACTCAGCAAGTTCTTCAGCACATCTTGCTGTTTCTTCTTGTGTGTTGCATTTTGTTAGAATATAGTTGTGTACGTTTAGTGTCTTGTATTCATCAGGCATAAACCATTCACCTTGACATACACCGTCAAAAGTCTTTTGGTCTACATCTAGTGGAATATATTTTTGTAGTTTGTCTAGACCTTGTTCTTCCATAGCGGCGTTGAACTTGTCTACATCATCGTTAGCATCGCACAACACCACATGCACCTTATCCGCATGACCTGAATAGATCATATCGATTAAGTCTTTGTTTGTAAACCGTGGGATACCGAGTTCGTCAGTTTTCATAAGCATACACTTATTTTAACTTACATTTATGAGATTGTCAAGTCCATTTTCGCCGTCATTTGCCATTTCTTTAGCATATCGGGCTGATAGTTCCATTCGATACATTTCAATTAAAGTGATCATTTGAGATTGCACTTGGGGATTCCTAGTCATCGTGTACTTTCTGGAAAGATCTGTAAGTTTATCCTCAATTTGAGGAGTAGTAAATTGGCTTAAATTTTCTTCCAGAGGATGAAACATTATGAATACTGTCCGTCATATTTTACAAAAATTGATGAGCCAGCGTTATATGTCCATAAGTCAATTACTTTTGGATTTGCATCGTTATCAATTGATAAAGTACTATCTTCAGTTGGCCAGTCATTATGGAATTTTAATGTCGAACCTGCTTCAGTACCAAGTGTTAATGTACGTGTGGTCCCGTCATTAATTAAAATTATTCTCAATCTACCAACTTTTCCTGATTCAGGCCAGTTAGTAGTAGTAAGAGTAATGTCTCCACCTAATGTAAATGTTTGTACCGGACCGTTAGCGAAATCAATATCTTGAGAGGCTTGAAGTGTACCAACAGCATTAAGTTCTTCCGAAACATTTACTAGATTAGCATTTAGGATATTATTTCCTAAAAAGTTATTTGCAGTGTTTTTCTTTGCAGTGTTGTCCTGCAAATCCTCAATCTCCACCTTAGTGGCTACGAAGTTTGATTTAACAACTGAAAAGTTATCTCTAAACCCCTGCGAATCGTTATCTTGTCCTGCTACAGGAAATGATTCGTTAATACTTACGTCATCAATGTTACTTGCCATTTTATATCCTCTCTAATGTTATTTATCAGTGTTATATGTTGTGTTCGTAATTTGCGAATAGTATATATTGATCTTCACTAGTTCCTGTTGTGCTATCAACCACATATCTATCAATATCAAAATCAATTGTTTTAAAGTCGAAATCTTGATTTTGAATATTCAATAATATTTCATCTGCTGTACCTGCTTTGCAATATACAATGGGCACGGCAGTTACATATCCTAATTCTTGTACACTATTTTCTTGTGCAGTTCGCATCCATAATGGTAAAAAGTCTCGTTCAGTAATACCAGTGTCGCTAATACGATCTCGCATATTTTTGATATTTGAAATATACTTTTTGTTGTCTTGACTTTGACTAACTTGTACGGCTGTGCTGTCAATTTTTAGTGTATTACTAATAGGCCTAAATCTATAAGGCTCTGCTTTTGTAATAGTAAATGTTTGTTCTGATACTACTTCACCGCCTGATCGCAATGTTACAGCAATATTACCTACTGTTGGAAAAACAACTCTACCAGATCTTGTAATGATTTCTAAATCGTTACCAATACTTTGAATTGCTATAGTTGGATTGCTAACCCCACGCACATCTAAATCAAATGTGCTTGTTCCACTGCCAAGAGCAGTATTGTCATCTAATGTTTCAAACTGTACACTATCAACTGTGATCTTTTTCGAACCTTCTCCAGACTTGATAAAGTTTTTAGTATTGCCGTTTGCCGGCATATACGGATCAATAACTTCAATGTATATTACTTCATATACAATATCATTTGACCCGGGATTCTTTGCCACTGCTTTTTTAATAGTACCTAAGTTATAGGATTTACGTTTATGATTTCTAGCAGTAGCGGCAACATAGTTTCTAATGTCTTGTGTAAGTATGCCAGCATATGCTAACATCTTAATATCTTTTTGTACGCCAAATTCAACATCACCACTTCTATAAATTAAGTCTGGTGGGAAAATATTTGGATTTGAAACAAAGGTTTGATAACTATCTCTTATACTTTGTTTTAAGAACGGACGCATATACAAGTTACTATATAAGTTGTCATCAGGATCAACAACTTCTAATGTAAACTCTTGCTCAACTGCACTGTAACCAAATCTATCTTCTGCTTTTATTGTAACTGTAAATTTACGATCAATAATAGTTTTAGCATCATCAAATGTCATAGCACCACTATCAAACACAGTAAGTCCTAAATTATCAGCAGTACCAAATTGATTTACCTTACCAATAATTTCTCCTGTAATATCGAGTACAAGTCCATTAGGTAAACTTCCGCTAGTAATACTATAAAGTAATCTTGAATCAGGAACAGTAGTTTCAGCAACTACTGATAGGGTTGAAATAAAGTTTGCACTAATTTGACCTAAATTACTCGGCGTATTAAATTTGATAGTTGAATCAACTTCACCTAAAATCTTAACAGTAAAAGTTTTGCTTTTTACTGCTAATTCTGAAAATTCATTATCTACACGAGTTGCTTTAACAGTAAATTTGTATTGTTTTGTAACTGCTGGTTGATAAGGTACACGCCCTGCAATTTCACCTGTGCTACTATCAAGTTGCATACCTGGTGGCAATGTGCTTTCACTGCCGTCGTCATTAAGTGTTTCAAGTGTATAAATTAATCTTCCTGAAAGTGTTTCAGTATCTAATACATCAAGGAAAAATGTTAAGTAATTGTTTGCTCGTCTAAATCCTAAATTGGTAGGTGTTAACCAAAGCGGAGTTCGTAAGTATGTGTTGTCAGCACTAAACAATCCGTTTGATAATTGCATATTAGTGTTGTCAGCACGTAAGAAGTCGTCACCTACTAAGTAGATTTGAAACTTACGTTTTTTAAAAGTATCACCGTCACTAACAGTAACAATAAATTCGTAGAACCGATTTAGTTTACGAGGCTGTTTCGTAGGAATACGATCATCATATATTCTTGTGTCATAAAAGAAACTATCGAACCCATTGGCACTTCGTTCTCCAAAGTCAAACGGAAATGTGCCGTATATATTTGCATCATAGTGTCCACTACCGGCTCTTGCATCTAGTGCTAATACAGGTTCAACTACTCCGACAATTCTTCCATCGGGTGTAAGTCTTACTCCCGGAGGCAATTGACCTTCATCATCTGCAATAAAGTATTCAAGTGTGTCACCTGCCGGTAAGTCTGAATCAATTGCTTTCAATTGAAAGTCCAGTACAGTATTATCAAGTACAAAATACTTTGAGTCTGGATCAACTGCTAATAATCCGTCACGTCCTTGTGTAACCCATTCTGGATCATCAGCACCGTCGATTAAAATTACAAATGTTCTATCTTGGATTGCATTAGACGAGTCGGTTGCTCTAAGTACAAATTTAAATTCTGTAAGGCGTTCTACTTCGAATGGAGTACCAACAATGTACAATCCTTCAATTCGTAGTCCGGGCGGCAGTTTGCCACTAATAACCTCAACGTTGGTAATTGTATTTGAAGAAGTGTTTAGGGGAAATGCCAAACGTATCGTTTCGTTTTCAGCAAATAGCCCTAGTTGAGTTCCTGATTTTTGAGTCCAAATGGTCGCCATCTTGATTCCTTATTATATACTATTTATCGGAAAGGAGGCAGAGTGCTAAACAGGATTAGTAATAGTTCCAACGTCAATTGTTAAGTCAGCAACTGAACTGTCGTCTTGAACTCCTGGCTGTGTAATTGTTCCTAAATTAATATCTATTGAGGATCCTAAATATTCAATAATACTAGAAACACTACCAGTAACAGTACCAAAGTTGAAACCGTAAATATCACGAACATCTACTAAATGTACTAAACTTTCTACATTTCTTACGTTGCGAATATTCCGATTCTGACCATCTAAATCGCCGCCAAGTTGCGGAGTAATGTCAGATGCTAATTCAGTTGCTGAATTAATTGTAATACCGTTTGCACCAGTTGTTTGTGTAGTTACATTATTACCACCTGCAATTGAAAATGTATCACCTTCTGATAGTGTAATATCTCCGCTGTCAGTAGAAACAACTAACTGTTGTAATCCGCCAACACTAGAAATAATAACGCCATTTGCATCAGCAGTAATTGTAACATTGCCGCCAGCAACAATCTTTTTAAACTGTAGGTCGAAACCGCTCTTTTGTGCAAACACGCCTTCACCAACTGACCCTAAGTTTGATGCAGTTGTTTGTTCAGGATTTCGATTGTCAAGGTCTGTAAAGTTGTTATTAACTTTTACAAATGCTTCTCTTAAATCGTCACCAGTACCGTCGTTTGCTACGCCACCTATGTTAACTAAATTAATTGCCATACTAATATTTATCCTATTCCGGTTGTCTCTTAATCACAGTCCTCTTTGGACGAGGATATTGAATGCCTGTTGCGGGTCTTAGATTATAATCCTTTTTAGGATACGCTAGACCAGTTAAAGGACGTTCGTAATTATATTTTGCGTGTTTGTTTGGTGATCCCTGCAGATCGTCTGAATCAGTTGGAATATTTGTTGCCGCATCCCATAGTTGATCATCCTCTGCCCATTTGTTTAACAAATACTCTTTCATTTGTTCTTGATTAAAGTGCGGGTATGTTTCTGCAATACAAGCCACCAGTCCGGCTACTTGAGGACTGGCCATTGACGTTCCTGATATTTTACCTATTAGAAACGAACTGTTTCTTGGATCAGTTGTAGAACCGCCTGTCCTTGAACTCATAATATATGTACCCGGAGCGTAAATATCTACACCCGGACCACAGTCACTAAAACTAACTTTTCGATCTAAATCAGCAGTAAGTCCTATGTCAGTTGCACCAACACAAATATTAGGGATGTCATAATCACCATCTACTGTATTGTCATTTGCTGTTGGTGATGTCCCCCGCATGTAGTAAATTGGATTAGATCCGTTAAGTTCAAATGTATTATCCCAATCAGGTCCACCTGGAACATCATGTTTCCATCGTCCGTTACCAGCGGCACCGATAGTAATAACACCTGCATCAATTGCATCTTCGATATCTGCATCTAATGCCGCAACCCTTGACGGAATGCGTTGCCCGGAAATAAATCCCCAATTATTAAGTTGTGCATTAGTAAATGTACCAGTTGCATCAAATGCATTATTTGTTTCAATTACTAAATCGATTTGAGTTGGAGTTGCTTCGTAAAATTTATATTCATATCTTAAAGAAGGATTAAGTTCATCACCGCCTGAGTTAGAAACATGTCCTTCAAAAATTAATCTAAATATTCTAGATCCAGCAGTACCACTAGCACCATAATATACTCTAAACCCTTTTCGATCCCCTCCTGCTATCATTAGTTTTGGTAGTGCCGGAGTGTTTTCGTCAATGCCACTATACTGTGTGGAGCCGCTGCCAAACGTTAGATAACTGTTTGTGCCCATGTATATAGTACTATAATTTTCGCTTAGGTATGTGATATCAAATGGTAAATTAATTGTCCAATATCCATCGTCTGCGCTGCCAACTGTAGGACTGCCACTTGCAGTCAAAGTTGCTGTACTTCCAATAGATTGTGTTCCTAATGATGTTACAGTAGCCGTAGCATCGCCTCCCGTGAATCCAACAATTGTAGCATTTAGGTCTGCTGATGTAGTTGGATCAATACCTTCAGTAACTGTAGTTTCATATGTTATAGTGTAAATTTCGTTGTTAGGTAATGTAGTGCTTCCGATATTCAGATCAATTTCAACAAATCCGCCGTCAACTGATGTTTGTGAATCTGTTTCAGATGCGATTACAGTATTATTAGCACTTCGAATAGTTAAACTTAGATCAATTTCTGATGTGCCTGTTATACCTTGTGTAGCAACGTTGTGTTGTGCTTGAACAGTTGCCGGTCCTTGCACTTGTACTACAATTGGGGTAGAAGGAATTTCTGCAACTTGAAGTTGTATTTCACCACCAGTTCGTGTCCATCCTGCTGGAGTTGATCCAAAGTCACCATTTGGAGTACCTTCAGTTCCGGATGTAGTAATACGTTGCCCTAGACCATCTCCAGGATTACCTGTAAAGTCCTCTAATTTTTCTGTTGAAGTATATACACCGTATGCACCGTCATACACTCTGTCACCGGTCGGTACAAATCGTGTGCCTCGATAAGTCACTGCTGTTATTTGTGAAAATGACCACTCTGTTGGAAAAATACTCATTCCCCAACTGTTGTTTACTACAGTAGGATTTTTATATCCCGTTTCGGGGTTAACGTCCTTTTGCTCGTGAAATGCTCTAATATAATCAAACACGTAAGGAAAGTTACTATTACCAATATCGCCAGCGTAGTAATACAAGTTATATAGGTTTGCGTTTCTTGCCCATCCTTGACGATTACCGCCAACAGTGCCCATTACGTGATTTGCATGATAACTTCCTGGGATAGAGTAAGTATAATTATCTGGAGCATTAATGTCATCTTGGAATTGATTCCAATCAATTAAGTTAATTCTAGTTTGCGAACCGTCGTCTATGTTCATCGCCGAGGGTTGGTCATACTCTGGATGTCCAGTGTATACACCGTTACCGTCACAAATAATACAGTCAACATTTCGACCAGTAGCATTTAGTTGAATAGTAGCAGTAACTTCAGTATCGCCTGCACCCCATTTGCCGCCACCTTCATCCCGATTTTCTCCGTCGACACAGCGTAGTAATCCCCAATTTAAATCTGTATTGGTATTTCCGCTGTTTCTCGCATACACTCCGGTTTGATCAATGATTTCAAACTCGTCAACTTCTAATCCTCGGTCTGCAGGGTTAAGTTCAACGGCTTTTACTCTTGCATCGTTATTAACTAAATCTGCTTCTGCATCAGTAAGCCAGTATTCTGTTGTCCTTGAATTTGGTCTTTGGTTTGCTGTAACAATTGCCCTATCCGGAATATACAATGCACCACCGGGTGTTTGCATATCGTCATAGAAATCATCTAAGTCGTCTTTTGATTTAAGTGTAACCATATACACTCGTTTTAGGACCTTTTTAGCCAAGGACATAGTTTAGGCCTCCAGTTTTAAAATCTTTATCGTAGTAGTAATTGTAGCAGTGCCGCCGGATTTGTTTTTTACAGCCGCATAAATTGTTGTGTTGTCGGCACTGTTCCAGCCAAGTACTGCTGGTCCAAATTCAATTGTTTGGGCACCGTTTGATAAAACTTCTGCAATCACTCCAGCATCTGGTGCAGGATCTTGTCCTTCGCCTCTACTTGCATCTGCTGTTCTTGCCGCTGTTGATGTATAAATTCTTACCCATGCCGCGGCACTTGTTTGTATACTTAATAGTCCGTAACTTTTAAAACCAGTAAACGCAACGTCCTCTGAAATGTCATTTGCAATACTATTAGTTGATACTGCTACAGTATTTCTTGATGCTAGTCCGTCAACATTTCCACCACCAGCATTTGCATCAACATAAGCCTTGACTGCCGCTTCAGTTGGGACTGCTGTATTTGAGTTACCTGCTAGTGTAGTATCTGAACTAAATTCTGAAATTGTAACACCTGATAAAAATCCAATGCTTCCAGCATTTGTTAATGATACACCAGTTAAACTAGAAACAAAACTAAAGTTTCCTGAGCCATCAGTTGTTAATACATTATTAGCACTACCGTCAGTAATGCCTAAGTCTGTTAATGATTCCGGAGAATCGGTAATTCCAAATTCTGCAATAGTTGTTGGCTTAGTTTGAATGTCGTCCCATTCTGGTTCGTTTGTAGAATTAATCCAAGACAGTCCATTCCATTTAAGTATTTGATCTCCGGCAACGCTAGTAATACTTGTGTCATCTAAATCCGAAACTTGATAAACCGGTTTGCTAGTTACGTTGTTCCAGTCTAAGTAATAAGAGCCGTCAAACCCGTCGAGCGTGTCTGCATTTAGTCCACTACCTCCTGATGTAATATCGTCTGCTGGAATCCATTTATTTTCTAACCATTTTAATACTTGTCCGTTAGTCGGAGGTATAGATGATGTATCAACATCGGACATGTCGTCAATGTCAGTTGGTACAATTGGTTTGTTACTTAGATCATTATAACTACCAGTAGTAGCAATATTTGCAAGATTTGGTCTACCTGTAATTTCGTTATAAGCAATTGAATTGTTTACCCAAGCATCGCCGTTGTATTTTAAAATTTGATTTACGGATGGTGCTGTAAGTGTTACATCAGTTAACCCATCAAGGGCTGATACGCCACCACCTCCGCCTTCACCAACTCCGGTTGCTGTAATAGTTAGTTCGCCAGTACCATCGTTATAGTTTAATACAATACCAACGCCTGCTACTAAAAAGTCTGCTACGCCGTCTTGCAATCGTTCTGTTGAAAAGTATTTTTTAGTACCTTCAACAATATCATCAGTGTTTACTGGAATATCCGGTGCACCTGTTAAGTCAGCATACGCACCACTAAACGGGTTATAAGGAACTCCGTTAATGGTTAAACTCGTTGCGGCAATGTTTCCTGCACCAATGATTCCCGATCCAGTTAAGTTTAAATTATCCCCGATGGGCAATTCTTTTAACTTGTTACCGTCATCTACATCTACAATTAGTGGTATTCTATCAGCCATTATCTTTTCCTATACTATATTTATAGCGCCGCTATTCTTGTTTTAAATGCCGCAAAGTCTACACTTGCCGCCACTTCAGTTTTTAAGTCTGCTAAACTAATGTACTGAGGCATTGTAATCGTTGCGTTAGTAAAATCCACAGGGCAATTAAATTCAACATCATTGCCGCTTTGGAATGCTGTTGTACCATTGTTAAACTCTACATCACCATAGATATCTGTTTGACCGCTTGTATGTCCTATACTTACATCGCTTTGTCCTGCTAATATAACACTACCTGTTCCACCAGCATAAACATATAAATCTATATCGTCTTGTGATTTGACTCTACCTGTAATTACACTATTATTTTCAACATCGCCTACAATCTTACCTGCTACACCGTCTACTAACAGTGTACTATCATCTGCAAAAACACTACCTATAACATCGCCAGTTATATTACCAACTACTGCACCAGTGTGTGTACCTGCTGTGTCACCAGTTATATTTCCAGTAACATCACCGATTAAATTGTTAGTAAGTGTTCCAGTAATTACTGAAGCAGGAATGATGCTGTTTACTGCATCTACTAGTAGGGTACTATCGTCACCAAACACACTACCTTGTGTATCTTGTACTTTTGCAATTTGCCCGTTTTCTAAAACAGTAACTTTGTCGTATAACTCTGTAAAGTTTTCATTTACTTTTGTAAATGCTGTACGGATCGGATCTCCGTCGCCCTTATTAGCACTTGATCCAATGTTTATAGTTTGCTTAGCCATTATACTCTCCCTACCACTGCTTCAACTATGCCGTAGCCGGTGTCGTCTTTGTTCTTAACAGCCTTGCCGATAACTTGTCCAACTCCTGGAGAGTTATTAACTATTGCATATCCCGGAATACTTGCTGTTACTAGCATGTCTCCTTTTCTAACTGCTCCTAGTACTTTAACAGGTACTCTTCCCTGTAGTGCTATTGCAGTAACAAAATTACCTTCAGCCCCAGAGTTCATTAAGTAACCCGGTTTCTCTGAAACAACACCAGCAACTCGTGTGTCGCCTTTGCTGTCAGTTGTTGTAAGTTCTTCATCCCCGCCAAATACAAGTACTGTACCAGTTTCATATTCTGCATCTGCTAAGTAGTTCTCTGCCAAGTCAGCGTATAATGCAGTGTTTGCTTGTGCCGATGTTGTAATTGCGTGTACTACGTTAAACTTATTACTTGCACTACCTAAATCGTAAACTTCAGTAGTTCCTGGTAACATTGCAGTATTAGTAATTACTAGTGTTTGATCGCCTGCTGTTACAAAACCAATTTGGTCTGCGTTACTAAATCCTGTACCAGCACCAATACCAATACCTGTTGAGTTACCATCACCTTCGCCTGGCGCTTCAATAAATGAATGGTATGCCCAATCTGCCGCAACGTAGTTTTCACCAGCAAATGTACTATTTGCTTGGAAGTTACTTTCTGTTGCTCTGCTTGCACCAACATTCAAGTTACCGGTCATTGAGTTATTTGTAATGCCGCCGCCTGTTGTTTGTGAACTTAAGAATACTGTTGTACCTGGATTTGTAAAGTTAACACTTGTACCTGAAGTATCAATTACTTTAATACTATCAATTTCAAGTGCTTGTACATTGATTGATCCGTCTGTATGGGTTTTAACAATTGAACTTGGAGCACCGATTGTAGTAAATGTACCACCTTGCTCAACAACAGTTGAGAACGGAATAGCACTAACATCTCCTGTTGAACTATCTCCATCTGCTCTACCAATTACATGCTCGTCTGCAATGTTTGCAATTTTAGCAACTGGTAGTTGTCCGTCGTCAATACTAACAAATCCGTTTGTACTGCTGAACACAACACTATCAAAACTAGCAAGTCCTAAGTTAGACTGTAAAATGCCTGCCGCTGTTGAACGTGTTGTTGCCGCTTGCATATTAAGTTTGCTTTGTGCAATCTGTGCCGCGGCGTTTATATCTGCGTTTACAATACTGCCGTCAACAATACCAGTTTCTACAGTTTTATCAACTGCATTATAAGTAAATTCAAAATATCCTGTTGGAGTAGCAGTATCAAATTCTGTGCCAGTCCATACAATAATGTCGTTAGCATCTCTAGTACCGTCAGCACCACTACCGTACATTAATGATTCACCAAATGGTGTTCTTCCATCAACGTATCGCTTGTTAGTTGCATCAAAGTCTGCGCCTGGATCTGCTAATGCTGTAAGTTTATTGTTAGCAAAACTAATATTTTGCGATGGTGTAGTTGTACCATCTAATGCTAAGAAGCCTGCGCCTAATGGATTTTCAACAGCCAGCGAATCTTCGTCAATACCTAAGCGTCTGTTTACATATCCTACTACTGCTGATTCAGTCGGAGCCGAGTCAACTGCGTTATCTGTCATTCCGTCATCACTTGAGAATTCAGTAATAACAACACCACGTTTAAATCCAATACCGTCCAAGTTACTTAACGCAATACTTGCCGCAAATGTTACTCGTCCAGTACCTTGGTCAACTGTAAAGAATCTACCAACACGGAAGAAACCATCTTGATCTGTACTTACATAGAACACACGCCCTTTGTCGCGTTCCTGTACTTCATTTGCTTGACTTGGTTGTTGCGGTGCACCGTAAATTTTACTTGGATAGTTACTTGTGTTAAATCCACCTGATCCGATATCATTAAAGTCATGTCCTGTTGCTCTACATACAGAAATATTAACTGTAAGTCCTGCATTTTCTCCACTATCAAGTCCAACACGTAATGTTCTAACTAGTGTTGCATCTTGTAAACTACTTTGGATACCGCTTGCTACAACTGCATCACCTAGTGCGGCATCGTTAATATTATTTTTGTCTTCAATAGTAAGTAGGCCATAGTTTGCTTTTTGTGAGTAACTTAATACTCTATGGACCTTGCCGTCCCATGCAAATAACATGTCTCCGTTATTAAGTCTGTTAATTTCTGATTGTTCTGTAATTGATGTAACAGCAATTACTGTATCTCCAACAGTAGCACCTGATGTACCACTTGGAGCAAATTCTGTTTCTGCTACATAGTTTTGATCAACTACTAACCTAATATAGTCGTAGTTGGAATCAAATGTAACAAAACTTTGATCTGTTTCTGCTAATGCTGTACCAACTGCGTTTGCACTACCAAAAGCAATAGTTCTATATGTAAAGTCATCTTGTTCATCAAATACAATTGCAGTTGATGGTCTAATAACTGCGGTTTGTTCTAAGTTATCAAAGATGAAGTTTTGTAATGATCTAATTTGTACTTTATCATTGTTAGCAAGACTTGCCGCTAATCCGTCATTACCTGAAATATTCAACTTGTAAACTATTTGGTTTCTTGAAGCCCCCGGCACTGTTTCCTCAGTAGTTTGAATACTTGATACTTCGTAACGAATGTTACCTAATGTAGGTCCGTGATCAACTTCAAGTTCAGATACGTTAGTTGGAACAAATTCGCTGTCGTAGATGTAAACAATGTTTTTACCTGCTACGTTAACAGCACTAGTACCGTTATCAAATACACGAGCAGTTTGTACCATTGGCTCAAGCAATGTGATTTGATCAATAACTTCGTTTGGATCAGAACCTGCCGCTACTAGTCCATAGTTACCATTTGAGTTAGATCCGTTCAGTGATCTAATCTGTGAACCGTTGTTTGCCATATACGCCGCATGACAATAATATGAGAATGTTGAAACTTGTTCTGATAGTGCTCCGTTGTTACATACAATACCATAACCTAAGTCGTTAACTTGTGTGTAGTCGTTTGCAAGCATAGACGTGTTACCAGCACTTTGTAATACAATATCTGTAAAGTCTGCAAATTGAAATCCTGCTCCATCGCCTGATGTTGGGTTTAGGAACAATGTTGCAGTACCTGCCGCTTGGTCATAATTTGTAACAGCATCTACTTGATAACGCACACCTTGAATATAAAACGGACATGGTGTTTCTGGACGTCTTTGTCTTAGTCCACTTCCAACACCACTTGAAACGTTTAGTGTAAATGCATCATCCTTACTAATAACAGTACATGTTAGGTTAGCAGTAAATGCATCAATAAACATACCGCCTCTAAATGCTTGTTCGTTTTTACTCTTAGAGAATGAACCACATACCTGTACGTATGGTGATTTAATTAAGATCTGCCCATTTGGGTCAAGTACTTGTGCAAAACCACCGTGTCCTTGCATTGTTACGTTCATGATTCTGTTTGCATCGTTCATCATAAACACGTCAATGTCTTGGTTATTCTTAGGTGGGTTATAACTTGCATCGAACGCAAACTTAATACAATCGATTAAGTTTTCCATGTTGCCTTGTGCCGCCGCTTCTGCTACTGAGTCAGCAGTTATATTTTGATCAACAATTGACTGCCTGCTTGCACCAAATGGAGTTTTACTTAGAACAGCGGCTCCAATAGTTTTAACATAGTTAATTGCGGCAACAGTTTCAGTTTCCTGTCCTGATACAGCACCTAAGTAGTATGCTGTTTGATTTGCTAATGTCTCTGTTCTTCCACCTGTTTTTAAATCAAGTACAAGTCCATCAACAATAAGACCAGTATCTCTTCTACATTTGTTTTCGTTATATGACAACGCAGGGTATGTTGCATTGACATACGCAATAGTTTCTTCAACAATAAACTCTTTGTTTAGTTTTAATAGTTTTGATGCACCTGCAAAATCACCAGGGTTGTCGTCGCCGTTTGATCCAATATTTAAATCTAATGTTGGATTTTCTGTGTAGTGATACCCGTAACGTGGATCAACAAGATCAGGCAAGTTAGCAAGTCCGTTTTCAACAACATCAATAATTTGATCCATTAACACACCGACTCTCGCGGCAGTTCCGGCTTCTGCTTGATAAATTGTATCTCTGTACTGGCTAGTAATTGTTTGTAGTTCAGTCCAATCAACTTGCGGAACAATGTAAGTAGTTACAAGAGTTTTTGTAAACTCTAGTGCCGCGGCTGTTTGTTGCTCTTGTCCGTTGATTAAACTTTGTGTTCCAATATAATATTTCGCCGCATGTTCATATGTTTTTGCATTGCCTGAATATTTGATATCGTGTGCAATACCGTCAAGGATAATTCCAGTATCTCGTTCACACTTGGCTTCGTTATATTCAAAACCGTCCCAGATAGATCCTGGTGTTGCTGTTGCAACTTCGTTTGCAATCCATGCAATCACTTCGTCCTTAACAAATTCTTTGTTACGGTTAATAATTTCAAAAGTGTCAAGATTAGATGATGGAATTAAATCTAATCCATCAAAGTTTGCATCTCTGTAAAAATATGTGTCAACCCATTTAGACTGCGACCCTCTATTCTTTGGTCTAATAATACAACGTCTAAAGTCAGTACCTTTAATAGAACAGTTTACTGGAAGTTTGATCGGAAAGTCTTCGTAAAATATTCCGGACTCAACATGAATAGCAATTTGCTTTTCTCTTGTAAAGTTTCCGTATTCTATTTCCTCACCTTCAACAAACTGCTTAGGTTCAATTAGGAAAATTCTTAGCGTATCTAAATTTGATCCTCTAGTATATTTTACAATTCTAGCAAGTGCTCCGGAAGTTCTACCTCTAATAATCTTACCTGGTAGGATGTCTACGTTAGAACCAATACCTTGGTCAACATAGCCTTGTCCACCATTTGTAATATCCATACTGATAGTCGAGCCTTCAACTAGTGCAGTCGTTTTAAGAACGCCTAATCCGTTTTCGATAATATTAGTTGTAATATCAATTTTAGCAAGAACAGCATTTCGAGCAGTAGAAGATACAATTTGATCTGTATCAATAACCTGCTCAACTCCATCTAGGTTTCTTACTGGAGTAACTGCACCATTTTGTAAAATAGAATTAATAATCAACTTACCGTAGTTGATTGCGGCTAGTGTTTCAGTTAATTGTGTAGTTCGTGCAATCTGTCCACTTACTGAATTGAAATATCTTTTACCTGCCTGAATTGCGTGGAAGTTTGAGTTAATACCGTTTTGGATATCAATACCCAACCCAGATATAATAAAGCCCATGTCTCTTTCACACAAATCTTGATTGTATTGGAAGTCTGGGAACGTTGCATTAACATATGCAACAATTTCTTTTGCAATAAATGTTAAGTTCTGGTCAAGTAACAATCTTGCTGGAACACCGTCTGCGAATGGTGATGAAACTGTTTGGCTTGAAATTACCGAGTTGTCTTCGCCTCCATTGAATGTTACGGTCTGTAAGTATGCACCAGGCTCTAATGGAGACGTCTCCATAATCTCTTCTGCTTTTTCACATGCCTTACCAATTGTCTTGTAAGCAAATTGTAAACTACGTCCTTCTTTACCTACTGGTGAAAACTCTTGTGTATCGTCGCCGTTTGTTCTAACATATAAATCTACAATACTTGTAAAACTTGAATTGTCAACATAAAACTTTGTAGCCGCTTGTAAATCATCTACATCGTTTGGTGTACCACTGCCTGCTAAGTTACCTGGATGGTCATGCAAGAATAGCGGACCTTCCATGTCATCGCCTTGTCTGCGTACAGTAGCACTTCTTGGTAGTGCTTCGGTACTTAAATATGTTCCGTATAATGCTGAGTTGTATTCGGCGTCAACAAGTGTATGATCACCACCAGGATTACCAGCAACACCGGCGTTGGCTAAAATTCTATTTGTATCAGATAATGCATCTGCTGGTGTAGGATGCAAACTAAATGTGTTTGCGTTTACATATCTTACATAGTAGGTTGCGCCTTCTAGCAAGTTTGTTGCAGGCGTTCCTCCTGCAGAAACATTATATTGGAATCCCTGACCATTAATATTGTGGTCGTATCCGTGTCCTGCTACGGTAGCATTATTACCTTGGAAACTACCAATAGTTAATGTATATTCTGAATTATCAGCAGGCTCTGCTCTCATTCTGTTAGCAACACCTTGCTTCTGATATGCCATATCGTTAAACTTCTTGTCAGTAACAAGATCGTGTACTTGAATATTTGAACCAGGATGTGTTGTGTTAAAGTCTACAGCCGCTTGATCTGAAATTGGACCAATGTTACCAAGTGTATAGTTTTTCGAACCGTTTAGGTAGTTACCAATAGTTGGTTGCAAATCTTGGCTAATTGACCCGCCGCTGTTAGTAATTACTAATTGACTTGGGTCAGTGTTGTCAATTAAAATACCTTGACCACCAACTACGTTTTTCATTAACAATTCAGATCCGCTATCATTTGAAACAGGAATCTTATTTGCGCCTAGTTCCTCTGGCGTGTCTGAAAGTGCTGTAAAGCGGATGGTACCACCTTGTCCAAATACAGCGTAAAGTTCATTAAAGTTTTCATTTGTTTTACCAAATGCATCGCGGATACTATCACCAGTTCCGTCATTTCCTTCAACACCTATGTTAATAATCTTTTTTGGCATATTGACCCCTAAAATCCAACCGATTCACCACAGCCACAACTTGCTGTTGATGCTGGGTTTGTTATTGCGAAGTATGATCCGAATACTTCTTTTTTATAATCTATAGTGCTACCTAATAAGAACATGACACTAGTGCCATCTATAACAAATTTACCTTCTGATAAATCAAAAATTTCATCACCATCTTCAACTGTTTCATCTAGTGTCCAGTCATATTTGAAGCCTGCACATCCTCCACCTTTTACTGCTAGTCGAACTGCTGTAGCATTTTGTTCTTTAAGCATGGTTTGCATGTGTTGTTTGGCTGATTCTGTTATTGTTACGATGTCTGTCATTGTACCTCTCATTGTATTTATTATATATTTTGTAAACCGAATGTAATTACATAAATATGAATATGTTTAAACGAATTGAAAAAGAAGTTAAATTTTATGTTCGTAAGTCAAAGAACAACAAAACGCATCCTTATAAACGTGAGAAGTCAGTGGCAATATTTCAATGCGATGAATGCCACGAAGAATTTAAAAGGGATAAAGGTAAAGTTGACCCGAAAAGATTAGATAACTCGTATCACCATGTGTGTCCAGACTGTGACCCTAAACGATTTGCTCAAAAAAAGGGAGTCGAACAAAGACGCAGACTAGACACAACAGTTGATACGTTACTTACTATTGATAAAATTACTCAGACTTCCAAATAGTCCAAGCACCATATGCAATTGCACCATAAGCGACAATAGCCGCAATTGGTTTAAAAATTAGGAAAGCAACACCAGCCGCAACAAGAATTACTCCGTCTAGTGTGGTACGTTCTTTAATACGTTTGTTAATCCATGCTTGTAGCATATTACTTGCCTTTCAAATGTGAATGAAGTGCATTAACTAATTTGTCTTTAGTTAATCTCTTGTCAAGTTCAATTCCGTTTTCACGACCTAGTTCTTCTAGTTTAACTTTAGTTAACTTTTTAAGTTCAGCCTTAGAAGGAACTTTTACTGTTGCTTTTTTCTGTGTTTCTTTTTTAGCAACAACATCTGAAATTTTGGTTGGCTCAGGCTGAGCGTCTGCCTTTCCAAAAAGTTTCTTAATAAATGTAATCATTATTATCTCCGGTTAGTGTATTACTTATGCAACAAGTTTTTGCTTGCTGGTCTTTTCTGAGTAGTATTTATATAGGTCAATACTAGCAAGGTTCTTCATCTTGCTTTCACACATGATATCAAAGTTATCTAAGAAACTAAGTGCATACTCATTTACCACAGGATTAGGATAATAATCGCTATGAGCACGAAGTTTTGCTTTCTTGTGTCCTGCTTCAAGTAATGCTTTCATATCAGGGAAGTCATTGTGTGCAAAGTTTTCAGGTAATGCTTCGTTACGACTATAACTGTAATGCAATGCAGGGCGAACGCCTCGCCATGAATCAATTATGCGTTTAACTCTATCGTCGGTTGGTGAAAGGTAATTTCCTTCACGACACCAGTGGTGGTGTAGATCTGGTACGAGTGCGCAATGGTCGACAAGTTCGAGGCTGTGTTCAACTCCCCATTTGTTTTCATCGTTTTCGATTGTGATTGTGTTTCTTGCTTCAGGCGAGAGTCGTTTAAGTGCGTCGATAATGCCTTGTGGACCTTTTCGACCCGATATGTGGACGTTGCACTTGAAGTCTTGGAATGATTGTCCGTAACCCATATAGCGGATGACATCGGTGTGATATTCAAATTCTTCTATGCTCCTCTCGACAATTTCAGCGTTGTCACTAGCAAGAACGGTAAACTGACCAGGATGCATACTAAGTCTAACATCAAGTGTTCTTGCAAGTTGTCCGACTCTAGCAAATGCTTTTTCGCAATACGCTCGAACATCAGGTTGCTGCCAATAGTAAGCCCAATCACGCTGAGTGTAAACAGGAAGAACATCACTGCCAAGTCGAACCATTCGTAATTCATTTGGTAAACTCCCTACATACTCAATCAGATTGTAGTATGACTGAATATTGTGGACCATAATATCCCACAAGCGTTCTTCAGCAACATCACGAGTCTGACGGTTGAGCCACTGTACTGTTGTGCTACGAGTATTTAGTGGTCGTTGAATTTCTTCAAGCAGTTTCTTCTTCTGCGTTTGATCTGGGTGCATGTATTTACATGCGAAGCCTATACGTTTAATTGTCATAATCTTTCAATAATATCCAAGTGTTTTTCCAGTCTTGTATATTATAGCAAAATCCGTATTGGTTGTCAAGTATTACTTTGGCTAATGGTTCGTCATTGCCGCCTTTGTGCATCGCGTCTCCATAAAAATGTAACTTGTCATCTGGATCAAAGTCTTTTATAATTTGGCTCTTGTCTGCACCTTTAGGACCAATGTCAATGCCTGTTTCGCCACCTACTTTTGCTTGTAGGCTTGGAAATCTTAAATTAAATTTATCAGCAATTCGAATCCGTTCTAGTTGTTCTTCGTCCCACGTAACGTATTCAGCACGTTGTTGTGCATCAGCATTACGACCCACTACGCTGTAGTTTACCATGCCTGGACGATGTTCAAAGTGTAAGCCTGTGCGCAACGGAAATTCACTTTCAGTTAACTGCACACTTAACCAATCGTGTGCATCTGTAGGCAAAACCCAGTCGTTTGTTCGAATGTGCTTTTTACTTTGCCATACATCGTTACCGTTGCATTGGTAGGCAGTATGGCAGAGATTATAAGTATCTTCTCCTAGTTGTTCTACTGTTTTTGGTTTGTCACTTCCAGTTACAATGAACACTTGGTTACTACGACAAAAATTATTAAAGAACTTTTTAAACTCAGAATCAATAACACCTCTACTTGGAGTCAATGTTCCATCTACGTCAAATATATACTTCTTCAATTTTTGTTACTTCTTTTTGCTGAGTGTTTTACTTGCTTTTTCGTTTGCAATATGTCGTGTAAATCTTGTAATTGATATAACAAGTCTTCAACTAATTCGACATCTTCTTGTTTTTCTGTATTAACTTTTATTTTAAATTCTATTTCCATTTCTCTTTACACCAAGGATCAATACAATTATGCGGGTGAGGTTCACCATGAAAAACGGCTACGCTACATTCAGGTAATAGTTTTGGCTGACCCGGTGTTACAAAATTTCGAACACCGTTGCCGTCTCTTTCCATTGTGGGCTTGCCACGCATTTCCCATTTGTAACTTTGTATCCACTCTTCGGGCCAAAAGACCCAATCTTTTTTTACTTTACTGTAGATCCAATCTTGGTCTCCATGCATTCGTTTAACTGCAACATAATCTTGCGATACAAAATCGTCCCACACATGTCGTTGCATTCCAGTAACAAACCTAAACACACTTGAATTCATTTTATTCCAATCTGAACGTAGGTGTCGATTAAAGTCTCGAATGATACAAAACTTATCTGGGTGATATGTAAACAGTTTATCGATGTTATTAAAAATTATAACGTCCAAATCAAAGTAAAGTATATTACCATTAATTGGAAGTTCTGTTGAAAAGAAGTAAGGCTTGTACCACCATCCATTTACAGGAAGTTTGGGCAAAGGCTTTACTTCAACTAGACTTCGGTCTATTCCAACACTCTGGTCAGTAAAGCATACAAACTCGTATGGTACTGTAGTATTCCTAGCAACCATTCGAGCAAGTATGTTTACATAATCTGCACTATACTTGTTACCCCACTTAAGGCAAACAACATAATTTTTCACTTATGCCTCGTATATTGCTGAATTCGCTCCGTGCTCTGCACATTCTACTCGTACACAGTAGCAACGATTGTCACTCATTTCACGCACAAGTTTATCTGCAAAGTTAAATGCGTGTTCCGCAAACTTTTCTGCGCCGACACCATCCATTACAACAATCTCTGCTAGGTCAAGTTCTTGTAGTTCCATAAACTTGTCCATGTGCGGATCGTCTTTATCAATTGCTGTTTTGTGATCAAAGTGATCTTCTAACCACTTCTTCAAAGGCTTTAGCCCGCCAAAGTCAACAGCCCAGTTCTTGTTATCTAGATGATCACATCCAAATGTAAATGTAAATGCTAATGAATAACCATGTAGCAAATGACAGTGTGAATGATCTGCGTTAGGTTGACGGAACACTGCTGATAAGCCAATGTTGTGTCCGTAGTGTTTTGTACTTAAATGTCTTGCCATTTTTATCTCCTATATATAACAGCGGCAGAATTAGAAGGGTTGACGCTAAGTCCTATGTTATTAGTGTATATTATACACAATCTATTTGTCATTGTCAACCGGTAAATGCCCATAATGATGCATCTTTGCGGCGACTAACGGAATCAATTTTTTACGCATAGTATTAAAACTTATGGTAATACGTTGGTTTGTAGTATTTGGATCAGTCCTGTGTTCTAGCCAACTTGGAAATACTAATAACAATCCAGTGCGTGGTCTGCAACTTACATTATAACTACTAAAAGCATTTTGCTCTTCGAATACATCGTTCATGCGTAAAGGACGTAATGGCGATTCAAAAATTAAAGGACAACTATCGTCGTCAACATGTGGATAGAACGCACCACTAACTACACTACCTTCATGTCTATGTTTGTCAACTTGTCCACCCTTGCCCATGATATTAAACCAACTAGTTCCAAGTATACTTTCTTCTAGTCCTGCGCTTTTACAATACAAGTCGATACAGTTTTGGATATCAGTTCTAAGTTTTACAAGTTCTGAATTGAACAAAAATTCTTCGTCGCCCTTTTGGAAACTGCTCTTGCCGCCAAGTATTAGAGCATGGTCTCCTGTTTCTGCGTTTTTGATAATTTCTAACGCTTTAGGAATATCGCAATGTTCGCTAAGATCAAATGCACTTACTAGTGTTGGAAATAATGGAAGGTCTTCTTGATTATACATTTAACATCCTGTCTAACTCAGATAAATCTAATTTCTGTACATTAGGTTTTTTCCAACTGTCGGGTAATTCCCACTCAGGAGTGTTATAAAACCTAAACGTTCTATCTTTATATTTTTCAATCAACTGGGCAATTTGATAAATCCAAAATTTAGGGTCAACTGGTTTTGATTCAGCATCCTCGTAATTACGAGTGCCTTTAAAAATATTATTCACTGTGCTGTTATTACTGTGCAAGTCAAATCCAATGATATCTAATGGTTCTTTTTTATTAAGGAAAAGTCCAAGATAAATTGCATACGGTCCACTGCCCCAATGAAATGCTTCGTCTGCTTTGGTCTTTGGCGAATACCAAATACCCGGTAATGCATTTACATTATGCTTACCTATAAACTCAGCATGCCAATCTTTTCTAGTCCATACACCGGACTTAATATTGATCATGCTCTTTACTGCTTCTAATGCCATTCTGCGATCACAACACACTACATGACGCACACCATACTGCCTAAAAATAGCATTACACCCTATTTTTTCGCACTTGTATGCATCTAGGTTGATTCCGCTTCGGCTCTCTCCGTTACCAATGATTAACATACAGATATTTAATAAATATACATGTTAAGAGGAACAATACTGGTATGCCATCAACTGCGATACACGACTTTTTTAGATATATTAAACTTTACTCACCTGACGGATCTACTCTTGAGCAGACCTTAGAGGCAGACAGCGTTACTGATTCGCTAGTCTTACGCCGAAGCGATGGAGTAAGTTGGAACGTCCCTGAAATGTCTCCTACCGGAACACTTGTAGTTACAGTTGGTCCAGACACAATTGATTCAAAGATACAAGGTAACTTGTATGTTGACGGTGTTGAACAAAAGTCGTTGACATTAGTAAAAGGTCAAACATATATATTTGATCAAAGCGATGCATCCAATGCTGGATACGGTGGCTTTAATCATCCACTAGTTTTAAGTAACACTGCTGACGGCGCAATATCAGGTGCAATTAGCGGACAAGAATATACTATTGGTGTTACATATCTAATTGACGATGTGTCAGTAACCAAAGCAGATTACAAACTTAATTTTACTACAACTACAAACAGAAAAGTTCAGATAGATTTAAAAGATAGTTCACCGACTACACTGTATTATGGCACACATGATACCTTAGGACAAGGTGGAACTATTACAACATCATCAGGATCTGACCTTATGCAGATTCATGTTGATTACAGTTTAGATGTTCCGCCGGGCACTACTAATTTAGAATTAACTGATGTTAACTCTAACACATCGCATATTGAATTAAGTTCTACAGGTGGTATTACCCTAACAAGAAAGAACGCAAACGAAATTGAAATTGGATCGTTTGCTGTTGCTGAAACTGATACTTTACATACTGTAACAACACGTAACGCTATTACAACAAACAAGTTGTATATAGAGAACATCGAAGTTGGTAATGTTACTAGTGCTACTGAAGATGGATTTGCTTCGCCAGGTGCAGACTTCTTAGGAGACGGTACTGTAGATAATGCGTTACGTCTTAGTGTTGCTGAAAGAGAGATTACTGCAAATACTGTAACACAAACATACACATTCACTGCTAAGAGTGCGCCAGGAATTTTACATTATACAATCGGACACCAACTAGATAGCGGCACAACTGCAACCAGTGTGTCATCAAGTATCCAAAAATTTAACGGGCTAACCTGGGACACACTTGATACAGTATCTGGAGTTACTGGACTTCCATATGAAGTTAGCAATATGTACAACGATACCGATAGTGGTTCTCAATATAGAGTAGTATATGCTGTCACCGGCAACACTGGAACTATTACATTAGAACTTCAAGCGTATTACGAAATATTAGAGATTACAGATAATCCTGTAATTAGAACTGATACTGCTGTAGGCACTGTATGGACTCGCGATTTATCTCCAATGGGACTGAATGATATTGGTCGCGGAAGTGAGCCTTACGACAATGTTTATGCTAATACTTTCCACGGACATCTACAAGGAACATTCGACGGTGACTTAACTGGTTCACTTTATTCAGACGATAGTACATTACTTGTTGATGCTATTAACGGAATTATATATGGTACTGTAGATGCTAACATTGACCGAGGTACTAATCCATTTACATTAGATGCAGACAGTGCAACAATAGAAGTAGCACGACAAAACGACCTCATTTTAAGATCATTAGGAAACACAGATAATGCACAGATTTCCATAACTGGTGATACAGAACTTGCGATTAGTTCAGGTAATGGTACTCTTAGTTTAAGTTCTGGAATAGATGTTGATATTGTTGCTACAAACGGTATTAACATTAACAGTCCTGTAAACACAGTTATCTTTGGAACTGCTGGATTCGTCGGTGACTTAACAGGTTCAGTATATGGACCAGACTCAACTACTGTTATTGATAACAATGGTATTGTTATTGGTGAAGTAAACAACGCAAATATTGCTACTGCTAACCTAGAAGCAAGTACCTTTACAGATCAAACAGGTACAATTACTGGCGGAGCAATTACAGACTTTTCTGTACAATCTCCAGTGTATGGCACAGACGCAACAACACTGCTTGTTGATGTAGCAAACAATCAAATCGTCGGCGAAGTAAATGCAGACGTTAACCGAACTGGTGCATTAACTATTGATTCGGATACAAGCATTGCATTCAATAGCGGAGTAGGCATAAATGCAGATGGTGAACTTGTTAATTCATCAAATGTAGCACAACCATTTACTATTGCTAGTCCTGTAGTGCCAGAAAAAGAATTCAGAGCATCACCTGGATCTCAGTTTAAGAACGTATACACAAATGTTTCATCTGCTACATATGCTATTGACGCCTCTGATACTGAAAATGTTTACTGGAATCAACCAAGCGGAGCAATTGTTGCAAATATTACTAACTTGGATACAACATCGCAACGACTGCGTGTTATCAAAATCTTTATTAACCAAGGCGCTACAGCATATGTACCTAGTCTTGAAATCAACGGCGTTACACAATCTTATGTAAATCTTGGTCCAGTTGAAGGTACAATCAATACTGTTAATGTGTTTGAATTCTTATTCTACAGAACACATACAAGTACATGGGAAGTATATTGCAAACAAGTAGATGCAAATAGCATGACCTTAGATGCTGTTACAGGCTTCGGGGCAACTACTACTAACGGAGTTTCAGTTGGTAGTCTTACAACTAACAGTGTAAGGGTAGGCAATGCGGCTAATACAATTGATACTAGCACAGGTAACCTAACACTTGATAGTGCAGGCGGAACTGTTGTTGTAAGTGATAATCTAACTGTATCCGGTAATACTACCTTACAAGGTAATACTATAATTGGTAATGCTGTTACTGATACTATTACGATTCAGACTGTGTCAGGGACCCCAACAGACGCGGTTAATGTCGCAGGTTATATGCAAGTAACAATTAATGGTGCTACAGCATATGTACCGTACTACGCTTAACGTTTTTTAAATTCTTCTTTGATTTCTTTTAATTCGGTAATGATTTTACCAAACTTTACATTAGCATCGCTGAGCATTCCACTTAGATCTTTAACAGCGTAAATTACCCACCACCACCAAGTAAATGCTATAACTCCAAACGATATGGCAATACCAATTACGATGTACTCAACCCATCCACTAACATCAAACATTAGTATTGTGCCTAGTGCTAGTAATGATGTAAGGGGAGCAATTCTACCCAACCACACCCATAAGTTGACTTGTCTATCGAGTTTCATATCTTTTAACCTTCTATACGGCCAAAAGCATTCCATTCTCCGGGTGTACCTTCTCTTGTGCAAACCCAACCTACTGTTCCGTTTGCTACAGGATTATTGTTCCATACAATGTCGCCCTTACGCCATAGCCCTGATGATGGAGTTTCTGTGCCAGTTGCAAATTTCTTACTTTCAAACTTAATTGAGCCTGCAACTTCAAATTGTTCTGAAGGATTATTTACGCCAATGCCCACATTACCGTGTAAAGAAATTTTTGAATTAATGTTTCCACTGGATCCGATTGTAATATGTCCGTATGGAGAAATAGTAATACGATCAGTATTATCAGTTATAATTTTTAATTCACTAGTACTATGTGTGCCTAATTTAACTGTCTCACCTTGCGGATCAACAACAAATTCTGCTCGTTCACTACTGATACTTAATTGACCATTTGGTGTTTCTGTACCAATTGATAGACGCATTGAACCTGCGTCCCAAAAAACAAAATCATCAACATTAAGGTCGCCGTCTACTGCAAGACCTTGCAGTCTACCAACTGTTCTTAATTTTGAATTAGTTACTGTTTCGCCTAAGTGTGTTGCACTTAAGACCGAAACGTTATCAATAGAAAAACTTTTTTCTCTATGCAAATCGATAGTCTCTGTACTGTACAGTCTATCTGGATTTGTTTGGTAGATGAATTGTTTAGTAGTGTCTGAACCTTGCCACTTCAACCCTTTTGCAACAGGAGTATCTCCATTGTTGCTTGTAAAAGTAAGAGAGTCGCTTCGCTCTTGTCTAATGTCTGCTGTTAGTTCATCAACGTGTAAACTATTACATGTTAAATGTCCTTCAACAGTAAAAGCACCGCTTACTGTTGTGTCGCCTGTAAGTGTATTAGCATTGATCGTATCAACAGTTATACCACCGTTGTCAACAAGTAACACAGTCCGATTTGCCTGGTCAGTAATACCTGTACTTCTAAACTGTGTAATCTTTCCGCCTTGGATAGCATTACCAGTCAGTTGCCGATCTTCGATTCGCTGAACAGGAACTGTGCGATTAGCAATGGCTTCAAAACTATTACCTAGTTCAGTGAGCCCTTGTTTAATCTTATTAATTTCGTTTTGATCAATGTCGTTGTACTGCATACAACTATTTATCTAACTACCTTAAGAAGTATAGTATCGGCATTAAGTCGACCATTAAGTTTAATGTCTACAGCGTTGATAGTGTCAAGAAACTTTTCTAATTTACGCTTACCACAAGATTTAAATTCTGCAAGTTTCTCTTCTGGTTTACGTAATGTTTTTTGAATACTTTGTTCTTCATTAAACCCAATAATAGTCGTTCCTTTGACACTTAATCCAGAGCCAGGTCTTTCTGTACCTAGAGGATCGATTACACTAGCAACATATTTTCCTAGTTTACGTGTTTTAATATTAAACACCCAAAGTTCGTTACACCCTATAATTTCAGTTGGGTTAACACTTGCTAGTTGGAACTTATCATCGTTAACTGCAAACTTCAACTTAGCAATTAACTTCTCTTTACTCTTTGGTACTACTTTACGTGGCTTACGTTTTGCTTTTGCTGTATCAATAATAACATCTAATGCACCCATGTAAAGAGAAAGTGCTTGTAATTTCTTTTTGACATCATTTTTCTTATAGATGCTATATCCATCTTTAAGTTGTTGTGCATAATCTTTTTCTAACTCAGTAGCGTTCTTTGGAAGTTTAGGAGGCGTAATAACTTCTTCCAGTTCTGCAACTTCACCTTCATAAAAACTTTTTAGTTTGCGAGCATGTGCTTGTGTAATTTGCACTTCGTAAAAATGCTTTTTAAAGTCAAATCCTTTAGGATTAAATGATAAACTATCATCAAACCAACTGTCTAACCAAACACCAACCTTTTCGTCCATATGCACACATTGTTCAAAAATACGTTCTTGAATAGTCGGCTTGTATACTTCACCTTTAACTGCTTCTTCTTTTTTCTTTTCTTGTTCAGCATCAACTAAGGCGTCTGCTTTATACTTGAGATCTTCAATAAACTTATCAATGGTATCGATAAGTGGCCTAGGCGTACCCGCTGTTCCCGGAAGTTCTTCCCAGTACTTGTTGTACCCTTTGTGAATATTAGGACGGCCAAGTAAGAATTGTTTGCAAAGTCCGCCAATAGTACAATTAAATCGATTGTCCGGAATTTTTTCAAACTTAGTAACGTAATCTGTCCACGTGTCTGATTTTTTACAGTATTCAATTACATACTTTTTAAAATCAGCAGGCTTCTTTTCTAACCGATAATAATCTGAACAAGTGTGAATGTGCCTGGAATACTCCAGCGGAGTCATTTTTTCCCAGTCATCCCACTTAGGCTCGCCGCCTAAACTCTTCTGGCGTTTTACTATTGGTTTTTTCTTTTTGCTGGTGGCAATGGCCATTGTCAATTCTCCTGATGTTTTTTATATTATATATGACTTTTTACAAAAGTCAACTAAAAATGGTTTTGTTGTTCCTTAAACATCTTCTTTAGAAGCCAACGGTGTTTTCTAAAATAATAGGTACTGTCATATTCGATCAGTGCCTTTCCAGTCCAAGCAAGAATCTCGTCCTTGTGTTCGTACCACTTCTCTGTGCAGAACAGTCGAAACTTACTTGCATTTGGTGTTGTAGTAATTACAATATTTTCTAACATCAATCAACCTTCTTTGGTTAAATCCCAACGTACCACATTAGATTTTCTCACCGACTTCAAATCCTCGGAACGTTTTGAACCTTGGAAACCTAAGCGAATAAGTACCGTCTTGATTTTGTGTAATAGCATCTGCTCTAACCTCTACAAGTTGCCCAATAAGACTGCTACGACTATTCCAAAAACTATCGCGATCGCTGTCACTAAACCCGCTCCCGCAATTGACTTGGACCATTCTTCCATCGTCTTCTCCTGCGCATACCAATGCACCAAGTCGTCCTTCGTTTCGTCCTGTTCCTTCTTCGACATCCTTCACCTCCAATGTCACTTCAATAAATGGTTTTGCTTTAAGCCAGGCATGTGTTCGTTTGCACTCATAAGGAGCATCAACGTCCTTGATCATAACTCCTTCGTAACCACCGTCTACAGCCGCTTTATTTAACGCTACAAAGCGTTCTTGGCCTTCTTGGGTGTCCAAGTCAACATCTTCCCACTCACACGCTTGTACGTGCTCTAAGAGGTCTTGATTTTCCTTTACCCAATACTTAACTAAGTTACTACGATATGTTTGTGGTTTATCCCAACTGCCTTGTAAAAAGTCTTTCAACGGAATAAAGTCAAACAAGTGTAGCACTGAGTCGGTTGCGGCTTTACCATCTTTACGATGTACTTGCTTCATAAGGTCTTGGAAGTCTTTGCTCATTACTTCACCGTCTAGTACACAGTCATATGGACTAGGCTTACGTTCTAACACTGTTTCGATCTCTGCAATAATGTGTGGGAAGTTATGAAACTGTTTTCCGTTACGACTAAACAATTCTACTTTACCGCCTTTGCATACTGCTAGTACACGAACACCGTCAAGTTTAACTTCAATTTGTTTCTTACCTGTCATTTTCTTTTCGTGCTTGAGACTGTCATGTGCAAGAGCGCAAGTAAACACAGGCACTGTACCTGGCACTACTTTGTTTACAGTCTTTTCACTTACACCACAGCGTAGGTCCTTGATAAGGATACGACGGTACCAATCATTCCACTGTTCTGTAGTAGCAACGCCCATTGCAAGTTCAATTGCATCGCGAGCCGCATGTCCTGTTAGTTCACGGTTAATAAGTTGATTAGCAAGGACTTTGAAGTTATCCCAACTAAGTCCTTGTCCTGTTAGCACATCTGAACGCTCGGGTACTTGCTTCACACCAAATGTTACAAGAGCATCAAGTGCCATGCGCAATCCTTCAAAGAACTCTGGAACACCTTCTTCGTGTGCCGCTTGAATAATTGCTTCTTTGTTTAAGCGACTAGGGTGAATTTCAAGTTGCCTAATAATTGCGTCTGGTTGCGTTCTCATGTGTGCCTCTCTATTGCCTTATTATTTTTATATTATAATAGAATCAGGACCATTTGTCAAGTTCTTTTTTACCAAAATAACCCCCAACCATGATTTGCTATTGCATTTAATATAATAGCCAAGCAAGTGGCGATATGTAATATCACCCACAGAGTGCGCAATATCGCTACGTTGTCTGCTTTACGATCGTCGTCATAGGCTTTTTGCCCAATTGCCTTGCACCATATTTCCCACATTAATCTAATCCCAGAGATTTTCAAAATATTTTCCGAAGAGCCTAAAACCGTTGCTCATTCTTTCTTGATGTTTCTGTCTACCTTCGTCGTCTGTCCATTCAAACCGACCAAATAATTCTCTTTTATCTTCGCTTTCAATGTATGGTCCATAGTAATCATCTTCCCAATCATCACGATTCTTTTGTTCGAACGCCCAAATCATTTCGTCCATGATCCAGTCCCACCGATCAAAGTGCTTTGGATCAACATCACCGTTCTTGCCGTATGCGTCTAGTTGTTTTTTAGTAGCACGTAGTTCTTTTGGAACATCTTTCATGTCTACCATTGGAGCGCCGTGTTTGCTTGCTCTTAACTGCACTAGCATAGGCAAGATGATAGGAGCAAGAGTATGATCCATACTCCAAGTGTCCCAACGGTCTATACGCACCTTAACTTTCTGTGTACGTCTGTCAAACCACGCCCAGTTAAACACGTTGTAGACGCTTTGTACAGCGTCTTCGAACTGTTCTAACACACGCTCAGTACGATTGTATTCAGTAGGCCAGTCTACGTAGCCGTACTTCTTGTCCATATAACGTGTATGGATACGACACGTTAGTCTGTTTGGATAATTAGATATCTTGACTTTCATTTTTTATTCCTCGTCGTACACTTACCGCTCATGCACATAGGACAGTAGTGTTTCCTATCCTCATGCTCGGTGCCATATGCTATTATAACACTACACCCGTCACAGAGCAAAGCCCCACGACCGCCATTAAACTTGACTTGTGCAACTTTATATTTGCTCGTCATAGGTCTTCTTTCCAACGCAACTTATCAATAAACACTTTTAGTGTACGATTGTCATCTTGTAAACTATATTTGATTCCTTCATCTTTGTCAAGATATTTTACATATGCTCGTCCAGTATCGTCGATTACTTCAAGACGATTAACGCCACGCATTGCTTGATAGTCTTCGCCGTCGCCAATGGCATTGTGTATAGCCATATAACCACAGTCCATACCTTTCATGTACATGCCCGGATCAAAACCAAACACGTTGTACAATGCATATCGATAGGTTCCGCCGTCTTGCAAGTCTGCACGGTGTATACGCTTCACAACTGCAAAGAAAGCATCTTCGCGCTCTGTTTCAGTGAGGCCTTCCCACCACGCATCGTTTTCTTCTTCATACTGCTTACGAGACTTTTCCATCTCTTGACCTAAGTCACTAAGTGCTTGTAATGCTTTTTCTCGATCGTCACTCATTGTAATCTACCACCATTACATTCTCTGGTTTGTCAGGAAGTTGGAATGTTTTCGCAAACTCCATCGCTTCGTGTGCATCTTCAAACAGTTCAGGTTGCAAGTCCCAACAATGCTCTGTTTGTTTAGTAATATAAATCCAATCGTCTTTGCCGTCAAGACAAACCATTACTGCATACATTGCTTACTCCAAAATATCTGCAATCTTATGTGCTAGTTTGCGGAACCACATTTCGTCATGACCGCGTGTAGTTTCTGCGGCAGTGCCAATACGGATGCCACTTGTTTCTACAAAGTTACGTGGATCATTTGGAATACCGTTTTTGTTTACAGTGATGCCATTTTCTTCCAACAAGTCTGCGGCTTCACGCCCACTGTACTTGCTGTCGCTTAGATCCACAAGAATAATGTGCGAGTCAGTACCGCCGGTTTGCACCGTCATATCGCGCTGTCTAAGCACATCACACATAGCCTTAGCGTTGCGTACAACGTCTGCACTGTACTGCTTAAAATTGCTTGTATTTGCTTCTACGAACGCTTGTGCTTTAGCGGCAACAATGTTCATCAACGGACCGCCTTGTGTACCTGGGAAGATTGCACTGTTAATCTTCTTTGTAAATGCTTCATCGTTCCATAGGATAATACCACCTCTAGGACCACGTAGTGTTTTGTGTGTAGTTGAAGTAACAAAGTCTGCGTAAGGTACAGGTGACGGATACACACCGCCTGCAATAAGTCCTGAATAGTGTGCCATATCAACTAACAATAATGCACCTACATTGTCAGCAATAGCACGGAACTTCTCCCAATCAATCTCACGTGGATAAGCACTTGCACCTGCAACGATTATACGAGGTTGTACTTCTTCTGCTTGTTTATATATTGCATCGTAATCAAGCCAGCCTGCTTCATCTACACCATATGAATGCGCTTCGTAAATCTTACCAGAGATATTAACTGGTGCACCGTGTGACAAGTGACCACCACTTGCTAAGTCCATACCTAGGATCTTGTCACCTGGTTTGAGAAATGCAAGATAGATTGCTGTGTTGGCATTAGCACCACAGTGTGGTTGAACATTAGCAAACTCACAGCCGTACAGTTCTTTTAACTGTTCAATAGCAAGTGTTTCAATCTCGTCCATGTGTTCGCAACCGTTGTAGTAACGCTTGCCCGGATAGCCTTCAGCATACTTGTTAGTAAACACACTGCCTGCAAGTTGCATCACTGCTTCACTTGCAAAATTCTCACTTGCGATAAGTTCTATAGTTTGATGCTGTCTGTCTGTTTCTTTTGCAAGAATATTATTAATTCGTTGATCCATTATTCTTCCTTTTCATATGACCATTCTGTAATAGGTTCAAAACTTTCCGCCGGCTCCATCATATCAAACTTACGTGGATAGTGCTTGAGTAGGCTACTTGCTTGCTTGCGAACTTCACTCGGTACCCGTGGATACTTTTTAGGATCTCGCAAGTCCATTAGGAATCGTTCTACATTTAGTACTGCATTTGTTCTTTCAATTGGTAATGTCATGCTAAGTCCGTTATAAGTTTATAAAAATCCCACGCTTTCTGTTGTGCAGGATTGTGTTCTTCGGGAGTCACCACGCAGTCTAACCAGTAGTAAGGCATACGACGAGGGTGAGCACCAAACTGTCGTGGCTGATGTAGTCTGCCTTTTTCGTATAGTTCAACAAGCACATCACGCATTTCTTGTTCATGCTCTTCTAAGCCTGCCCATTCAGGATGACTCGTGCCGCCGTAAAGATAGCCATTCCAAATTCCATTCCAATGGCTTTCATTATACGGATCAACGTCTGTGCGGGCAATAATTACCAACACATTGTCTATGTCTACTTTCTTTTCAAGTATGTCACGCATACAACGACTTAAACTTAATCCAACTTTCATACTTGTGGATCACTCCCTGGATAGTAATATTCTTCTTCTTGCTGTTTCATATAATCGCCTGCTGTGGTAAACTTCAAATCGCCCATACTAACTAAATCTTCTACGTCCTTAGCAATGAACTTGCCGTTATTGATACGCATAGCAACGACACCGCCGCTACTACGAATATACTGTCGTCCGCCGTCAATCATCTTGTCGCCTACTACTTTGTAGTCGTGGTGTGATTGACTGTAATAGTACTTACCGTCTACTTCAATCATACCGAACTCAAGTGACTCCACATAGTCAGCGTTTGTAATCATTGTGTGTCCGCGAAAGTGATCGTGGTAAATGCCAAAGTAGCGGTTACCAAATTCAGGATGCGGTGTTGCACGATAGAATACATCCACAGGCACATCACTTGCTCGCAAGTCTGTAGTGCAAACGTACTTTACTTCTACGCCATCTTTCTCTGAGTAAATCTGTTCTACTTTTGCTGTGTCAAACACCGGTTCATGATTGATCTTCATCTTTCTTCCTTAGTTGCCATGTGCCATGATCTAATTCTTCCCAGATTAAGGTATCACCTTCGTCCCACCCAACTTGATCGATTGCTTCTTGAGGAAATTGTAGATATAATTCTTTTGTAGTGCCGTCTTCTTGCACTTGGACGATCCAACTATTGTCGCCTTGCTTCTTTGGATAATTACTCACTGTCACTCCTTATCCTTTTTGGCGTGCCTACCAGGACTCGAACCTGGGACCTTCAGTTCCGCAAACTGATGTGGTATCCAACTCCACCATAGGCACGTAATACGTATCTTACTATTAATAATAGTATCTCTTGTGTAAAAAGTCAAGTGTTTTTGACTAGTTACTAAAGAAAATAGGCGACACAATGGCCGCCTATTCTCAAAAAGAAAATAACATCAAGTTACTATTAGTCTAGTAAACCTTGTGCTAGTGCTTTGTAACCTGCACCAATTACTTTTCTAGTAGCCTTTGTACCCATTACGTAACGTGATACTGTTTGGCCTTTGCTGTTCTTTCTTGTGTTAAGAAAGATTGGGTTACCTGCAAAACGTAGTGATTGGATCACTGCCGCTGGGTTACCTGCACCATAACGGTTTTTAATGTCTGCCGCTGTAAGTGTCTTACCTGACTCAAGAGCAGTTAATACTCTTTCTTGGATTGTTTTAGTTTTAGTAGTCATTGACTATCTCCTTTGTGTTTTCTAAAAAACGTGAACAAGATTATTCCTATTCATCTTTTATATTATACACTGTAATTGTAACAAAGTCAACAACTTTTTTAAATGTAGTTTACCAATTTAGCAAGATTGGACATTAAACATAATCACATCCATATCATCCATTGTATTTGTTGTTAATTGTTGATTAATGGATGCAGGGACAATAACTAGTCGACCAGCGTCGAGTAATATCTTTTCGTTCTTTGCTGTATAGATACTAACACTATTTTCTTTTGGAACATGGACTGTCGATTCAAACGGAGTATCTAACAGTAAATGATTTCCCTGTTCATGTGCATGTGGAAAGTAATAACCAATAAACAGTTCATTTGGATATGTTGTTGGTGCTAGTCCTTGTCCGTTCGGAATCTTTTTGTACCACGATTCTTTGATTTCATAATATTGAGCACCGTACTCGTTTGAGTATGCTTTAAGACAATCATTCATGTGTTGCTTCAATAATAGTAAACGATTGTCATCTAAGAATGATTTTGTATCATTGTTCTCTTTTTCGATAAGTCCTTTTACTTTTTGTTCTTCAGCAGGATGATATCCGACTAATTCGTACATTGCTACCAAAGTAGGAAATATTTGGAAATAGTTACTTTCATGTAATGTGTCTGTTTGGTGATGCATACTTTTACCTATTAAATTTTAGTGTTCGCTTACTGCCATCAGCATAGAATGTAACTGTGCTATGACTATAAACTTCACGCTGGGTTTCTTCGTAACGTGTTTCTACGCTACATTGGCGCTCTGTGCGATAGCCAGTAATACCCTGTTTATTTTGATTTTTATCAGCGGCAATCATACCACCAATAACTGCGCCAGCGGCCGCACCATTATCTTTATTGGTAACACCCTTACCAATAAGTCCACCAATGATCATACCACCTAGTACATCGCCTGCGCTTGCACCACTGCCTACATTACCGTAAACAGGAGTTTGTACATCCTTGCATACTTCAACACGGTATGGTTGTTGTTCGATCACAGTCTTGTAATGATCTTGGATATTTGCATTAGTTGTTTCTGCTTGTGCTACACTTGTTAAAAAACTTCCGCATACTGCAATAACAACAGCGTGGAAATACATTTCTTTAAATTTCATTATTCGGATCCTCCGTACCATTCGGTTTTATATTCGTCTACAACATTAACAATATTTACTCTTTCGTAACGGAAACTACGCCATCCCTTGGCATTTACATCCCATACACTTACAACAGCATCTGATACTTCACGAACTTTCTTTTGGCTCATTGTGTCTGTTTTAGTTGCTGGTGGCTTCATGTCTTCACGTAATGTACATGTCATTACACGTTTGTCACCATTTAACTTAGTAAAGTCAACTTCAAGAACATTTTGTTCAAGAAGATTCTTTAGGTCTTCCTTTGTTGGAATCCCCTTTAGATTTGCCACTGTCTCGCTTACTGAAGATTCTGTCGTAATTGTCTCTGTATTTTTCATCGTCTGCGCCTTTTCGTTTTCCACTACCTTTTCCTCCGTGCCATTTACTCACACATTATTCCTCTAACATTAATTGTTCCCACCAACGGTCGGCAATTTCTCTATGGGTTTTTATACCAGGATGTTGATGATCCCTTGCATGGTCAACTTCAACATCTCTTGGATTTATATTTGCTACTTCATCTTGTGGCAATACCTGTTTAATAATATCATTTGTTGATTTACTCCAACTCCAGACACTAATCATACTGTCGTTAATGCTTGCTATATCGTGCATCCAATTTAAGTAATTAATTGTTCGATGTACTTCAAGTTCGTCATGATAATTCTTAATATATGACATGTGGTCTTCATTAGACTCGTCTAACCCGGGACCTAGTATCATATTAGTATGTTGCCATTGTTTTTCATATCGAGGCCAGCAAAATCTACTAAAGTCTGGTAAGAAAAACAACGCCTTATCAAATCCTATTAATCTTTCTGCGGCACTGTAACATTTTACAATATTATCAATACTACTTCCAACCATACCAAAATTGTATATCGAGTATTCGCTTTGGAAATACTTTTGTAATATCTGTGGGTAGATATCCTTCTGATCAACTCCTACACCAAACGTACAACTATCACCAAAGATTGCAATCTTTTTACGTTGGCCAAAATAGTCCCATTTACCACGGAACCCGTATTCGTTTATAAAGTATTTTGTACCATTGTTTCCCATTAGGGCATGTTCGTCACTGCCTCGGAATGGTCCACACTCAAATACTTGATTAGGTTTATATTCATCACTGTATTTGACATACTCGTGAAAGTTTACTAAGTCTTTTAAAGATTGTTGTTTGACTGGACTAAGTTGGTGTAACTTATCAAAGCCTTTGAAATTTATTACAGAGTCCATTTAATAATACTATCCTGTTTAGGTTGTTGTACAAATTGATCCGGACTTGGTTCGTAGTACATTTCATCATATTTTTTAGGATTGTCAATAAAGTCTTGATGTGGATTACCACATAATACAAAAGGTCCAGTGTGTACGTCATATCTAATACCTAGTGTTTTGTCCTTAGGAATATGAAATCCTAATTGGCACCAGTGATTAAAGTTGTTAGGGTCACGTTCGGGTGTATTACTTACAAACTGTTCACCTTCGCTATATGCCTTCCAATGAAACACCATAAAGTTGTGATTGTCCGGATGTGGGACTTCGATAATTTTTCGTAAGTCTAAGTCTGTTGGATAGTTTTTTAAATCTAAACTAAACAGTTCAACTTGATTGTCTAACTGTTGACTATCAATGCGAGTAGGTCGTAATCCAGGCAACGGGTATAACATATCAATTTTCAAGTTTACTGGAAAGTTTTCAATATACCGTTTTTCTTTTTCAACTTCGTCCAAATGTAATGTACTGTAATACAAATTAATACGATCTGGAATAGCAACACATCCTGGATTGCGAGCAATTAAATCACTAAAAATTCTAGTAAAGTTTCGCTCAATACCTACATCACCAAGTGTTTCGCTTACGCATACATCAAAATAATGATTAGGCAGTTCGCTAACATCAGCAACAATATTATAATTTGTTACGTTGTTAGCCGCACATACTTGATCAATAGTTTCGTGTAAGTTAATCTGGTTCTCTACAAACCATACTTCCTTTGCACCTTTGAGTGCGGCGTATACACCTAGTACACCTGTGCCTGCACCAAAGTCAACAACCATTTTATCTTTGCAATGTTTTTCAATTTGCTCGAAAAATCCCATACACCTTGCACGATCTTTAATCATGCACATATGACTTGCATGATCTGCAAATTCATGATCAAATAATGCAAATGTATGGTCGCAAAAATTATCCACGCTTAGTAACTACCTTATCTGCTAGTCCCCATTCAACGGCTTGTTCAGCACTAAGGAACGTATCAAACTTCATAGTTTCAGTCATTTCTTCTACAGTTTTGCCTGCTGTGTTATGCTTAACATACAGTTCTGTTAGACGCTGATTAATACGTTTTGCTTCTTCTAAGTGACGAATGTTGTCTTCCATTTCTAGTTCTTGTACATGTACACTACCACTTGTACCTCGTGTGCCTGAACTTACACGGTGTACCATTGTGCGTGATTCTGGTAATACCATACGCTTACCTGCTTCACCTGCCTGTGCAAGGAAACTGCCCATACTTGCGGCTTGACCAATTACATATGTATGCACCGGACTTGAAATAAATTGCATCGTGTCATAAATGCTAAGTCCTGCTGTAACACTGCCGCCAGGTGAATTAATGTATAACTTAATTGGCTTGCCAGGATTTTCGCTTTCTAAAAACAACATCTGCGAAACAATAAGACTAGCACTATGTTCGTTAACATCAGTGTCTAACATAATAATTCGATCTTTTAGAAGTCGACTGTAAATATCATATGAACGTTCGCCTTTTGCTTCTCGTTCAACTACAATTGGTACTAGATTTGGCATTAACGGTATCTCCCTTGATTAACTTCGTAGTACTTAGGTCCTTTGGTTGTAAACTCATAACCCATAGCACTACCAATATATACGTTGTGGTGTTTGTTGTACTTCATTACTATTTTATTACCAACAAGCGAAACTGTCAAGCCATCTCCTTGTCGAAAATTCATTACATCTGCGGTTGCTACTTTATCATTGTCGGTACAATGTAGTTCACAAGTTTCTTCATGTTTTATTTGTTTCATATCTATCCTTCTAAGTCATATTCAAAGTTTTGACAGTCAATGTATTTGTTTAAAAACACTGCGCCGTTTTTAATATGAAAGTTACGGGCCATTTCAGTTAACGGACTTAGTGTAACTAATCGTTTGACTTGTTTATTTTCTTTAATGTGACTTCTCACTTGGTTAATAATTTCTCGTCCTGCACCTTTATTGTAACTCCAAACAGTATAAGCAACTGCTGTTTCTCCGTTAGTGTCTAAAAAGTCATCTAAGTCTTTTTCGTTTGTAGGTACTTCGTTAGTATACGCTATACAGATAACTGCGTCAATACCTTTTTCATCATTTTCTAATACATATACTTCACGACCTGCTTTGATACGATCAAATACTGGAATATGCGGTCTAACCGGATCATTTATAATTATGGCTTCTTCACCATTTTTCATCTTACGTAACATTATACCTTGTTCCTCTTTACAATCTTTAGTACCTTTTGACGCATACGAGCATTGTCAAAATATTCATATGCTTTGTGTAATGGTGTTGGCGGAAGTTGATTCTTTAGTGTAATACAAGAGTTAATGGGACTATGAAATCCTAATTGATCTAACTCGTGTGAATCAAACTCAACAAGATTAATCTTTTCGTCTGTATTAAACTTAACATACATCAGTGGATCACCTTCGTTAATACTAATGCGTGATGCATTAGGTTTCTTTTGAAACAAAGGTCGCACACCAGGGCGGAACCATCTGCCAATATCATAACTACCACACAATGGATTAACTGATTCGGTATATCCATTATTATGATAATACGGTGGTAAGTTTGTAGCCATTAACGGCTTGTCTGCAAAAAATATATAACCGAAGCCAAGTTGATGAATACCATTCTTGCCTTGTGGATCTCCAAAGAATATTGCTCCAAACTCTGGATCTTGTCTGTGTACTTTTAATTGTCCGTTTTCATTGTATTCAAGATCAACACTTACTGGTGACTTAATAACAACAGTTTTAGTCATTTCTTCTACCATGCCAGGGCAATGTAATAGTGCCGGACCAAGGTATTCTTTGTAATTTATATTCTTGTGTAAGAACTCAGGCTCCTGAAAACGCAACGGACTAATGAAATGTCGTTCGCCACTGCCGGGTGCAATTGCCCTTGTCCAATACACATTAATAGTCATAGTTGTTTACCCACATACGATAAGGTGCTGATACTTTAGAGTCTTTTCTAACAAATCCGAATTGTGCAATATTAAAACTCATCGTAATTCTAGTAACATCACTTTTAAAAGGATATACTGCGTGGCGCATTGCTCCAGGAAAGAAAATACAATCACCTGTTTTAGGTGTATAATTAACTCCACTTGATTGCCATATGTCATCAATCAATCCTCCAGAAAACGTAATATCTCCAGGGACTGGTTGATTAGTATATTCTCTTGCTGGTTCTTTTTCTTGTGCAATCTCTTCTGGAATGTCTACATACAAACTAGCACTGATTACACTTTCAGGATGTGTATGCATTGGATTAAACTCTCCTGCTTGGCTAAAGTTTACCCAAGGATATCCTTGAAGTTGGATTAAAAGATCGTGTTCTTCTTCGCTTGGCATTTCATCTAAGTTGCTTACCTGTAGCCCGTTTCGAATAAAGTTATTACAGTGTCTAGACATAATTTCTACAAACTGTTTTTGTTCGTCCGGACTACCAACATTTTTTAGATCGTACTGACCTTTGATATTACCACTAAGTGTTTGGCCCATTGCCTCTGCGGCATCCTTTGCGTCATATGATAGTTTACGCAAGAGATCTAATTCTTCTTGCGTAAACTTACCAAAATATATACTAGGCCCAAACGGTTTACGAATTTCAAACTCGTTGTTTTCTTCCGACCAACCGTTGCCGTTATAGTTAAAGCGTTTGCTCACGTTTCTTTTGTTCCTTCTTAAACCTAGCAATGCCACGTTTTTTTGCTAATCTTTTTTTATCACTAGGCTTGCTGTAATACTGCTTGTCTTTGTAGTCGTTTAAAATTCCCGAGTTTTTAACTTTACGTTTGAAAACTCTCATTGCTTTTTCTATATTGCCGTTTCTTACGATTACTTCCATGTATCTCCTTTGTTAGTGGAGTGTGGTTGATATATCATCCTCTGTTATGTCCACTCCAAAAACATCTTCACAGATTCGGATTATGCTTTCCGGTACTTGCTCTTCGTCTTTGCCTTCCGGAATAAACAAACCTTTTAGTTCGCCCTTCTCACCGATAATCAATCCCCAATCACCGTCACTAAGTGCGTCTTCGAAACTTTCAAAACTTTCTTCCATTTTTTAATTTCCTTCACGATACTAGTATACTTAAACAAACCGCACATAGTTTACCAGTGTTTCTGGTATCTTTGTTATGTAGTTTTCCCCATGCTTTTTTATTTTTGCTTTAATTTTAATTGTTTGCCCAATTGTTGGCATTGGACGTTCTTGACTAAATTCTTTAAAGAAAGAAACTAGGTCTTTCTCAATACTGCCGCTTACTACATGGCATCCAAATTTTTCTACATACCGGATACTAGTAATAGTAAACATACCTTCAATTTTACTACCTACTTCGGCAATATGACGGCTTTCACTAAAATTACTTTTAATGGATTTCTTTATTTCTTTTGTATTCTTAGTGTCGTTGTATACCTTTGGCACATAACAAAGTAACCCTAGATCGCTTGTAGTACATTCTTCAGTGTTCGCAGATGATAACAGGTTTTTAATAAAGTCGTTTAGTGTGCCAGCAATTAGTTGCAAACTAAATTCTTTATTCAAAAACTTAATAGCATCTTTTGCATTCTGCTTGTCATCATCGTTAGGAACTAAAGGTACATAGTCTTCAGGCAAATACTGTTCATTTTCTGTGTAAAAAAACTTTAGTAGATCTTTATTAGAAAATTTAGTTGTATTAGCATCTTCGCTGAATCGACGAGTTTCTTTGAGGAACCCATCATTTACACGGAAAGCACAAAACGAAAGTGCTACTGCTTCTTTGGTGTTTATTACTTTCATGCCTTTACCTGCCTTTCTAATTTAACAATAGTATACTACTTTGTTATCGAAAAGTCAAGTAAAAACTACACCTGTGTCCATTTTTTATGTGCTAATTTGTTCGTTTCTGTCCACCGTATGAACAGTCCGGGTTCTCTACCATGTGCTTCAATTTCCCACGGCTGTTCCCAGTAGTCTGGTTCTTTAGATAACCATTTTCCTTGCCAACGGTGCTTGTTACAATCACCTTCGTACAGTTCTCCCCGTGCGTATTGCTTAACATGAACCATTTCGTGGGCTATAGTTTCTAACAATTTACGCAATGTCAATTTTTTTGAAATTTCTAATTCAAACACTCGAGGACGATCTCCACGCTTGGCTTCACCTTCTGGATCGGCCATGCAGTATCCGTATACGTCTCCTTTTATCGATTTCAATTTAACTTGAATCTCGATATTAGTCATTCTTGGCATCATCTTTTTGACGCAGAATTCAACAATACTAGTGATGTACTTACGCTGAGTTGGATTCGCTCCGGTAATTACGATGTTCATAGCAAGGTCCTTAGTTATACAATATGTATTTATTATAGCATCGGTAGTATTCGATGTCAACCAATAATAAGATAGTATTATATAACCAAAAAAGACTGTAAATACTTATAGTTGGAGCGTGAGGGCAGAAAAAGGGCATTTTAGGATGCCTTTTTTCACGACTAAGTTACCGCATTTATTTCGTGACGAGAGGCATAGTGTACGTCCATAACGAGGGTAACGTTATTTTAATCGGATAGTATACTATGCCTCTACAAAGTTATTTACTAGAACCTAATTACAAGCCCTGCAGAAACGGCGTTGGTATTACCTAGGTCTGTCATCGAACGTGTGCCTTCAACTCTCCAAGTAACGTTGCCTGTGTCTTTTTCTAAACCTAAACTGATGTCATTTACACCATCTGTGTGATGCATTGCTGTAAAGTCAACCAAGCCTAAGTCACCACGTAGTCCTACAGTACCATAACCGTACATGTCACTTGTGCTGTCCATAGTTCTTGCACTCTGTACACTACCTGCTTCTGCATAACCATCCATTGTACGCTTACCACGTGTGTAACCAATCACAGGATTTACTTTGCCTGTTTCTGGTGAGTATGTTACTCTAGCACTTGTGTCTGTACCCGAAGTTGCACTTGTGTTTGCAAAGTCGCCAATAGTACGTGATACTTCGTAGTCTGTATTTGCACGACGAAGTTCTAATCTAACTCCATTGTTTTCAACACCTGCGGCAAATGCTGTAGTTTCAGCATCAACTGAATCACCGTTACCAGTAAGTCCGGTTCCAAGTCTAGTAAAGCCACCCATAATAGTAACACCATTATCTAGTTCTTTACTTCCACCTACAACAACGCCACTAGTATTACCTGACATACCGTTTTTCATTTTGCTGTTCATTCTAATACCTTGAATGTTATAGAAGTCTAAGTTTCTTAGTGTGCTACCAACTACGTCTTGTGCAGTTGCAGTTTGATCCACACGTCCTTCAAATGGTGTAAGTTCTGTTGTAGTAATTTGTGTGTTTTTGGTAGTGCCATCACTCATATTATCCCAAGTTGTGTCTGTTTGTGTTCTACTTACAATCTGTATAACACCTCCGCTTGCCGCAACATAACCAATCACTTGACTGCTACCCTGGCCTATTACTGTTGGACCGCCACTTGCCGCACCTACAGCAACTTCATTGACGTCAAGAATATTATTTCCATTAGCATCACCATTGATATCATTTTGTGTAAGTGTAATACTTAAACTGCGAATAACTTCGTCCATTGGCATCCATTCTACTGTTGCGCTACAACCAGATGTTCCTTTCGGACACAAGGTGCTCTCGGCGTCTTGTAATGGA